TTAGGATTATAGATGAAAAACTCTTCAATCTCAGGGAAGTCATAATCCATAGGATTATCACTTCTTATTTTTGTGATAGCAGAAACATCATTCTTTGATTTTTTCTGCTGTCTAACATAACGCATTTTCATTGCGTCAATATAACGAAGTTCCTGGATACCTGCTTCAGGATTCTTTAAATCAATAACTTTATGATAGTAAATGCGACCATCAATATACCAATTTCTATAAATTTCGTGTGCCTTCTTATCAAAATCAAGAAGATCGAGAATGTATTTGAACTCTTTACGAATTATATTTTTGATACCATCACTAGCATTGAGATTTGAAAGTTCAATCTCAACAGGACTATCATTAGAATCTGATACGATTGCTTCATTTACAATATCTTCAATGGCACTATCCGCTTCGGGATGAAGTGCCATTTCACGATATCTTTTAATGAGATCAAATTCGGTGCGATATACACCTTCAATATCTACATAAGAACCAAAAAAACCACTACTCATATAGTGGTCATTCCCGTCCTCATTATTAGGAGGAACGGGACTGACGGCACTTGGAGATAGTGGTTCTGTGTCCTCAATAGAGAACCCAAATAACTTAGACATTATTATAAACTAACTTAAGTCTGATCTATTTATGGATCAGTCAGCAGTGTTATCTGGGGACCAGTATTGAACTTGGAATTCAACTGTAAATTCTTCAATGGTGTCAGATGTGTCGTAAGACAGGTCAATAGCAGCAACGTTCGTTGGGAAGATTCCGTAGAACTTGTACTTCTTAGCAGTCTCAAGACCATCACCTCTTACATCATTGGTAGCAGATGTTTTTCTCTTGAACTGTTTGACAACAGCATCAACTTGATAATCTGCTGGGTCAAGCAAACCAGATCCATCAGCATATTGTGCAATCTCTTGCATCCAACGTTCCATTGCAGTGCGAATAACGAAGTCGTTATCGTTGATGACTGTAACGGTCCAAGTATCAAAGGTTCTGTCTCCAGCAACTTTGAAGATTCTGCCTCTGAATGGAACATCAATTGATGCTACGTTAGAAGCAGGCAACTGTGCTGCCTTACAGAGAACAGAAAAACTATCAGAATCGTAGTTTGTATCACCCGATCCAGGGAAAGAAGTTAAGTCTACCTGGAATAGATTGGGGCGAGCACCGCCCCCAACAAGAGTTGATTTAATTTTCTCGATAGAGTGTGGCATTTTTTAATCCTCCTTTTGGTATTTAGATAATGCTATCAAACTCTGCCAACTACTTCTTCAAAGCTAACACCAGTACGGGTAGCAACGAAGGTGAGTGTTACATAGTTAATCGACTTAGCAGGCTTCAGGAAGATGTCTGCCCTAAACTCATTATTATCGATGATATCAGGAGTGTTGTTCGTGCTATCACAAACAACCATGAATCCATAAAGTCCTCTCTTCGATTGAATGTCACGAAGATAAGGTTCAACGATGTTTCTGAAGTTAGCTCTGGTTAACTCATCGTTGAGTTCAAAGAGTTGAGCTTGTGCTGCTCTTTCCAGTGCTTGTTCGATGGTAAGGAACAAACGACGAACGTTGATTCTGTCAAACGCAGAAGCATATCCGAGTGCAGTCTTATCACCGAAGAGAAGTGTTCCGATACCAGGTGTGGTGACAAAGGAGTTAATTCTTGCAGGATAGAGACGATCTCTTTGTGCTTTGTTGGGGTTGTATGCCAACTTAACTGCATTGTTAATAACACCTCTCTGTTGTCCAGCAGGTGAGAACCAAGGATATGCAACGATTGCTGTGCGAGTCATGAGACCAGCAACATCAGCATTTGTTGGAACATAACGGAACTCGTTATTGAATCTGTCGTAGGTGTACTTATATCCACTGTCAAATGTTGCATAAGACGAGGAGGACAGTGAACTGAAGTAGTTGATCAGATTTTCTGTCTGAGTATTCGTGTTAGTGATGTTAACCAGATTTCCTCTGTGAGGTCCAACGACTGCCATGCAGTCCTTTCTATCATTAGCAACAGAAATTAAGTAGTTTGCTTTTGCTTGCGATTCTGCTTCAGTTGCACAACCAGGACCCATGATCAGATAATCAACTTCAATTTCATCTTTATTAGAGAAGAGTCCGTATGAAGTGATCAGGTTGGAAAGTTCTGCCTTCATTCCACCAGTTGCGGAATAATCAACACCACCACCGAGTGTGTAAGTTACATTACCAATACCAGCAAATGTTACATCTTGAGCAGATTGTCCCCAGAGTCCATCTGCAGTTGTAATTGCGGTGAAGTCGGTTGAGAATCCAGTTGCTCTTGGAGTTGTGTTGTGTGCTGCATCATATGCTTGGGAAGGATTATAACCAGCATAGATGTTAGCAGAGAAATCAGCAAGGTAATCCTTGTAGTAGATTCTCTGAGGTGCATTTACATTAGAGATTGCATCTCCTGCCTTGGACAGGTTGACGTGCTTCTCAAGAATGTTGCCCTTGATTCCAGTAATGGAACCTGTGTCATCAACAACTACAACATGAAGTCCATCATTTATACCGTTTCTATCGGTTACATAAACATTAGATGTAGGTCTTGGTGCAATTGCTTTCCAATAAGTAGTTGCATTAGTCAGACCCAGAGTTTGCTCCTCATACCAGTCAACTGCAGTTGCTGGAGTGAAAGTAGTACCGTTAAGTCCAGTGCTGTTAATACCAGAATTATTAACGAAGTGAATCTCTGTACCAGTACCAAATGCTCTTGTGTTAGAACCTTCTTGATAAGTGATCTTAGTTTCGGTAGATCCACCACCAACAGTTTCTACACGAGAAACAACCTTAACATCAATCGTGCTATTTCCACCAGTTACATCAGTTGCCATTCCAACGATGATGCCTTTCAGGAATCCAGTGAATCCAGTAGTCGTTCCTGATCCAGGAATGACTGCATTGTCAAGTGATGCGGTTACACCAAATCCGATTGTTGCACCAGCATCAGCAAGACCAGTTGTTGCAATACCGACTCTTTGATCAGCAAAGTCGTCAATTGTGCAAACTTTCAGTCCATTACCCCAGGTTCCAGGGTTCTTAGCAGCATATGTAAAACTATTGTCTGAAGTATGGAAACCAACATAGTCATCATAGTTGGTAATCTTCAGTGAGGTTGTTGATGCAATTCCAACACCTGCATTTGCATTATTGAGTTGGGTGTCATCAGTTCTAATAACCTTCAGAACTCCCCCATAAGAAAGGAAAGATGATGCACTCATCCAGTACTCATACTGTGAGTCAGTTGACAGGGGCTTACCGAATGTATCGATAAGTTCTTGTTCTGTAGAAATGTCAATTGGATCGTCAATTGGTCCGATCTTGAAAGGTCCAGCGATCGCACCAATGTTGTCTAGTACATTATCAGCTCTTCCTACTGTTAGGTCAACCTCCCTGACTAATACGCCTGGAGATAATTGAGGAGTCGCCATGTTTTTGTTCTCCGAGTCTCAGTTTATCTGAAAATATTTATTAAAAACCATAGTTTCGCAGGGGAAACACGCCGTGAACTACCAATCTGGATATTCCCACTTACCCAAAACTCTGTTTGTCATTTTGTTTGCAACTCTTGTTATTGTACACTCTTTACATTCATATGAATATGAAGATGCTACTGGACCCCTATCTTTTCTGGTTCTGTAAAACTCTTCAACTAGATATTTTGTTTCGCCACAAACTCTACACTTTCTGTCTTGTAGCAAAAGGTGTCCAAGTTTTATCTGACCATCTAAATCCATTCATTCTCCTTCCTTTTCATGATGAAATTTGTGATGAGCTATAACTCGATATAATTCTGTTTTTATTTTGTCTGCATGACGATACTCCCAACTCACTTTATCCATATCTTCCATATATTTTTCCATAGCAGCATATTGCATTTTAACATCTTCAATTTGAAAACAAAGAGATATATCTAACTTTATTGGTTGATCTTCGTCCATTAACGGTAGTCCCACATGTAAGATCTATCTCCATACTCATCGGTAAACCATCTATCACCCTCACTATCAACAAAACTATCATCACTTAATCCATCATTTAAGAAACCAAAGGGAGCCATATCTTGCTCAATCTGGTTCTTTTGTTCTTCGTATAATCTCTTACGAACATCCTGATCAGTCAATTCTTTGAAATAGTCCATCTGGACTAACCAGGCATAGATGACAAGACACATTGCCAAGTCATCATTACAACCCTCTTCTGCCTCAAATGAGTTGTGCTTTGAAATAAAGGTTGTCAGTTCTGAGATAATCTCATAGTCATTGAAGATTAACTTATCTTCTTCAATTAGGGTTTTGAGGTTGAGAGATCCAACTTTCTTTACTGTCTTGGACATCTTAACACCCAATTGTGTTTTTTTACCAGAGAATCCTTGACCAACAATCTGTCCTGCTCTACCTCTCATAGAACACATCAACAGATTCTGATATTCAAGATCATATTGAAGAATACTTGCAACTTGATCTCCAATATCATTTACCTCACATAAAATAAATGCACTATTGTAATTCTTTGCCACTTCGTAAATGATGTTAGGGAACAACATTGGTTTGATGTCGTTATTTCTATACTTTGCTACAACTCTATGAGGAAACTCAGTAATATCTACAACTACAAATGCAGAATAATCTTCTCCAACTCCTCTAGCAACGTCAACTGTCATTACATAATCATGTTTATCCTTTGATGGTTCATATACATCTAATCCAGCATTTCTTTGCAGTGGATTATCATATACCATCGTCCTTAATTTACTAGGAGCAATCAGTGTATCAACAGATCCTAAGAACTCACATTCAAACTCAACTTTAAACTGTTGTTCTGAAGTGTTGGCAATAGTGGTTTCTTTCCACTCCTCATCTCTTCCAGGAACTTCTGACCAATGAACATCAGTTGGGACATATTCATTCTTTCCCTTCTCCGCATCATGCCACATACGGTAGAAGTGATTCATACCGTGTGGAGTAGATACAATAATTACTTTGGTGTTTTTACCAGAAGTAATAGTAGGATAAACAGATGCAAAGAACGAGTCAGCAACGTGATTCGGGACGAATGCGAACTCGTCGAGAAAGAGGATGTTGAATGACATACCTCGGACAGCACTCGCAGACGTAGAAGCTGCCAATATCTTACTGCCATTTTCTAACTCCAGAGATCCTTTGTTCCATGATATGATACCCTGTTGCATCCATTTTGGTAAGTTCTCATATGCAGTTTGTAACCTTCCAAGAAGTTCTCTTGCGGTTGCTGCTTTGTTTGCCAGAATACCAATGTTTACACTGTCATTAAAGACAGCATAGTGCAAAAGGTAAGATACGACTGTAGTAGATTTACCAGTCTGTCGTGGCATCTTACAGATATTAAATCTGTTATCGTGAAAGTTATTGATTAACTTTTCTTGAAAATGATATGGATGAAACTGAGTCAGACCCTCATCAAGAGAAACAATCTTAATATAATTGTTAGCAAAGTAAACTGGGTCTTCCTTGCATTTCATAAACTCAAGAATTTGTTCTTGAGTAAACTCAATAGCAGTATTTGCTTTTTTTAGATTCGGATTACCAAGATATACATTATCAACCATAAGTTACCTATCGAGTTTCTCTCCATTGCATAGCAACATAAATTTCGTTTGCGGTATTTGTAGTTAAGTTTTGAACAACTACTGCAAAAATATTACTATCATCACTATCTATGTTTTGTGCAAGATATGATTTCTTTGCAGATGAAGGACTAAGGTTAATATTACCCGATGCTTGCTTACCTGATGGGTTATTTCCTGTCACATATCCAGTAGATTTTGAATATGCATTTGTTAGATTGAAGTTAGTGCCAACACTGATATTGTACTGTACACCAGAATAATCATCATCAAAATCTACCCAAGTTCCTCCTGTGATATTTGAACTGTCTGGCATTCTATAAACATCAAACTTACAAGGTGCAGAAGTAGAAAGAAGTTCTAAATCTGAAATACGAATTGTTGTTCTATTTGGATATCCATTTACAGTTGGTTTGGCACGAATTGCCATTACACACTTAATGTGATTTGGAGCACTATTAGAACCAGGAAGAGAAATTGCAGTTGTTACCCCATGAGAGAATTCAAATCCACTTTCTTCATATCCACCTTCACTCAATACAGTAGAACAAATCTGCTGCATTGATGTGACACCAACAGCAGTATCAGTATTTCTTACTTCACAACGAATCGGAAGTGAAGGTTGGCTCCAATAAACATTTTCTTCAATATTGGAATGATTGAATTCATGGCAATATACAAGGCTTCCACCAACCACAAATCCACAACGAATTCTGCCAACACCTAACCATTGAAAATCGGTTGCAAATAATTGAGTCTTTGTAAAATCAAGACTGATGCTGGAAATACCAACACCATTCATTGGATCTAAACTCCAACTTGATTGATTAACAACAGTATCTGATGCAATACCAGAAACATAATCCCTCCTCACAAGAGAAACTGTCCCATCACCTTCTTGCTGAACAAATACTCCATTTCTATCATCAAAGTATCCAGTTCTCTTAACAGTATTCTCTCTTACATCATTAAAGTTGAAACTGGAAAGAGCAAACTGAGATTTGCCTGGCATATAGTGATGATACATTCTAGATTGATGTATCGTATAATCAGTAGAACCAGTGCCAACTACAAGAGATGCAGCTGCTTTGTTTCGGAGATATTCTACTGTTGAACCAGATCCAACTTTTTTAATTAGAATCTCTTCATTCAATCCATACTGGTGAGAATAGTCTGCAAGGGTAAATGGTTCTGATGTTCTTGACCGTCCAAAAGCATCATATCCACCAGCACTTATACCTGTAGATACTCCACAATCTCCTATGTTGCCATATCTATCGGCACACATAAAGACTTCATGAAGTGTTCTTTCTTGGTTTAGATAATCTTGTGTATTTTTATTCCACTGTGCCATAAAATCAAATCCACTCTAATTTTCCAGGATGATATCTTTTTGTTCCTGTTATATTTAATGTCCTTTCCTGTACAGGATAAATGTTATGAACGATTGCTCCAGGATATTCTCCTTGAAGTTGCTCAGAAAGTCTTCTTGTTGATGGTATTCCTTCTGATGTCAATTCCATTCTATATAATTGCCCATTCCACATTACATCTGCCACATAATTTTCACCAACTTGTTGTGGTTCTGGAGTACTTCCATTTACATTCAAAGTTCCGTTAAAATCGCCTTGAATTGTGACACTTTCCGATAAAAATTGTTTGAAGGATTTCATTAGTTGCAGTTCCAACGACGAAGTGCTTTATTGATTCTTGAATCTGGATCTCTTGCAGTTTTTGCAGAAGTAAGTTTTGACTTCATCCCAGACATACGTCGGCAAAATGATTTACGACGATCTGCTCTTTTTCCTTTTGGATTTTTCTCAGTTACTGCAGTTTGTAACTTAGAACCTGGATTTTCACGACGATATGCATTTACTGCCTTTTGACTTAATCCATCAGTCTTATCTTTACGATTTACCTTTTGCCAGTCTTCATCAAATACTGCGTAAACATTAGTCTTTTTTCCAGCTCCCGATCCTCCTTCATATGAACCAGCATTCAGGTATGAATCACCCTGATTGACTATGGTCATATCGTAAGATCTAATCATTGCTCCAGGATAAACTTTATTAATAGTTTCTTCAACTTGTTTTCTATTTGGCCTTCTAGGTTCTGGAAAGAAAACCTTGATATACATCATCTTTCCTCTCCAAGAAAAAGCAACCATATAGATATTTCCATTTTGAGATGGAATTCTAGTTGCTTCACTTACTTCTTGAGTTTCTACTTCCTCAGAAGTTTTCCACTTACCTCCTTTTGATTTATACCATTTAGCAGCCCAACCATTTGCATAAGCTGAAGGATAAACATCAAACTTTTTCTTAGCAAGAGATTTTGCTCTTGACCAAAGTTTTGGATTTGTTGGTTTATTTTCTTCTTCAAAAGTTTGAAGTTCTTCTGTAGCAAAATGCTTATCTAAGACTTTTGCTACAATCGGACTTAAATCTTCTTTTTGTTCTCCTAACCTCTTACCAAAAGTTTTATGAACAAGAGTATCCAACTTTTTATGAAACTTAGTTTCTGATTTCCTACTTACCCCACCATTTTTTACTTCCTTCATTCCCTTCTCTTCTTCACCTTCATCTTCAAGCTTGAGTTCATCAGGAGCGTACTTCATTTTCTTTCCGTCTTCACGTTTTACGGTGTAATACTTACCTTTTTCTTCAGGATCAACTTTAATAATCTCACCTTCCATTCCACTCTTTTTACAGATAACCTCATCACCAACCTTAAAATGTGATTCGGAAAGATTATATTCTTCTGGAACACAATTTGGAACGTTTTTCCCTTTCTTCCTCTTCATTCCTACTTGTTTATATCCTTTCCAACATGGATCTTTTTCTTCATCCATAGAGCCATGAACATTATGTTCTCCACTTTCAATATAATCTGCTGCAGAATCAATGTAATCAGCAGCCTTAGTAATTTTGGATTGTACCCAAGCTTCTACATTTCCTTCACCTTTCATTTTTGACTTAAGACGAGTTACCGCCTTTCTAATTGTCTCAAGTTCAGAACGAATCATTGAGTGTTCATGATCTGGCTGTTTTTTTGCTTCTTGCATTGTTGAATTTGATGATGGTACGGTTACTGAATCCCACATTTTAGGTCCATAAGAACATTCACTTCTTTTTTCTCTCTTTTTACACATAGGACAATATCTAATTTCTTCCATTTCTTCCTTAATTTTATTAGAAACCATCTTAGGTTTTCCTCCTTTACCTGGACGATCTGCTATAGGATCTTTTTTTCTTTTTCTTCTCACAGCTGCAGCAATTTCATCCTTAGACATATTTGCTGCTTTCTCTTTTGAGAGACACTTAGGTTTTAGTTCACCAGGCTCACGGGCACACTTACCAATTCTTTCACCTTTAGTGCTGTAACGATCCCATCCGCCACCACCCACACCACCTTTTTCACCTTTACCAAACCAATCTCGGAGATCCTCATTCATTTTGATGGAAAAAACCTTCTTTTATATTTATTTATTATGTAATAGTAACAGAATTTGCAATAACGGCGTTTTCATTAGGAACAAGACCATACCAAAAAGATTTATTTTCAATATTTGTATTCTCTGAAAACAAAAAAGACTCAAAAATTTTTACATCTTTCAACAATTCATTAACTTTTTCTTCTTTTTCCTCCTCAATTTCTCTCGATCTCTTTTTTTCTTCATTTAAAACCGTGAAGAAGTCTCCAAGAGACACTTCTCCTATCAATTCTTTCTTTTTTTCTTCTTCTTTTTTCTTTTCCTCTTTAACAATAGAGAAAAAATCCCCTAAATTATCCATTTTATACAGATATAGTTGTGTTTACCATAACAGTCCCCTCAAAAACCTTTGAAGTTAAATTTGATGTAGTAATGACTAAAATATCATAATAATTTCTTCCAGACTCTAAAATACTTGTCAAAGTAGAACCCATTGAAAGAGTAATAGTTCCTGTAGTTGAAGAGATACCTACATTGAAACTTTGAACACTAAGAGAATCATCAGGATATTTTCTAATTTTTGATACAGCAGTATATCCAGTTAAATCAATAATAGTTTGATCTGTATTTTTCATAACAAAACTATGAGAAAAATCTGTACCCCTATCAATTTGTATATTTACTGATTTAGCGGTCATTTTATTTTTTTAAGTATTTATATCTTTACTTACATTCTTCAACATTTTTTGTAAATCTGCTGTAGAACCAACAAAAAGTGCATTATTAACTGTAGTTGGACCTTTTTTATCTTCTTCTTTATTAATATTCTTAAGTTTTTTCTGAAGATCCATTAATTTATCTGTTGCATCAGATACATTTTTAATTAATTGACCGGCTACTTCATATGCTCTAGGCATTTCACTTTCTTGAGCAAGTTCTAAAATACCATTAATAGCTTCTTGACCTTTTTCAATAATAGAATATAAATTACCCCTAGTATATTCATAATCTTTACGAATATCTTCCGTGTAATTTTTAAATTTTTCTATTTGATCTTCAACTTTTTCTATTTCAGTTGTTTTCTCTTCTTTTACTTCAATCGGATCTACATCGAATGTTTGGTTGAGTTTATCATACTTATCCATACCTTAACCTCAAAAAACAGTTCCATCAAATCCAAAATCGTCTCCTAATTCTATTGAATTATTATCTGTTTGAGTAATAGTATAAACTTTAGATCCAAGAACATGATTTTGTAAAGTGGTATTATCTTGTGCTCTCTTTACAACAAGTTTATTTCCACTTATGGATTCAACATACATTTCTTCCTGATCAATGTAAATGTAGGTCTTTGGTGAAATTGAAGTAGAATCATCAACTTCAATTATATTTTCTACCATATCAACATTCTCTGAAAGAAGCGTCGCAACAACACCATCATAATCTTTAGTTGCTCTAGGAGTAACTTGATAAGTAAGATCTCTTTGATAGCTCCCAGATTTACTTCCAGCAATATAACCAACAGTAACTTTCTTAACAATATCTTTAGATATATCTCTAAGAGGACCAAAGACAAATGTTTTTGCTGTAAATGTTAGAGTATATAGTAAAGCCCTTCTGGTATCAAAATTTCCTTCATATTCATCACTCATTTGAATATTATCAAGTTGAATAGGAACATTCATTGTTTCCTGAAATTGTCCTAAAAATTTCACAGGAAGTGTATATGCTGGTTGAAAGTATGGAACTATTTGTTCCATAATTTGTAACATATCATCATTCAATTTTGTATAAATTGAAAGAGTAAATGTCATGTTATATGGAACAGGTAAATATGTTTTTCTTTCTTCAGTACCGTCTTGATTTGTCAATACTAATTGTTGTGTTTGAGTAGATTTTCTTGTAGGATCATAAGTCAGATCTATAAACTCAAATGACATTCTAGGAAGAGTCATTTGAGTGGGATGATTTAAATCAGGATTTTGCTGTAATCTTGCAAGAAATTTTTGAGTAGGTCCATATGCAAGAGGAACTTCGATGATACTAAAAGTGTTATCATCAGAATCTTTTTTCCTAATCTGTATACCATTAAAAAGGGAACCAAATCCAATAATAACAGATCTGAAAATCTCGTTGTAAAAATACTCAAACATTATTTTAAAGACATATACTTCTATTTAACAGAATTATAATCAAGGCATACCAAATGGATTAGTTTGTGAAAAATCTATAATTTGATCCGCTTCAATTTCTATTGTATCATTATCAGTATATGGTGATACAATATCATTTATATTTACATCTCCAATTACATATTTTGCTCCAGATTCAGAACCTATTACATATTCTCCTGATATAAAGTTACCAGAAATTACTCCAATCTCCATAGTATTAGTAACTCCATTCCATTCTTTTACTCTTGCTTGAGTTTCAGTTGTTGATCCTGTCACAATTTCATTAAAAATGAAAGTCCCCCCAATAGAAACAGAAGGATCTGATACTGTTGGAGGGGAGATGGTTACAACTGGTTCTATGTCATAACCATCTCCACCATCTAAAATGTAAATTGCTGTAACGACACCAGTAGAATTAATTGTTGCAACACCAACTGCCTGTCTTGATGATGTCCCGGCAATGGAAACACTTGGGGGTCTAGTATAACCAGAACCACCATCAATAACAGTTATTGATTGAATTGAACCATTTGTCGAAATACCTGTAGTTGCTGCAAATCCACTTCCACCACCACCTTGTACAGTAATCCATGGAGTTACTGTATATCCACAACCAGCATTAATAATATTAATAGTAGATACTCTACCAGTAACTCCAACACAACCTGGATATTCATAAGTAACAGAAGCTATTCCAGTTGCTGTAATATTACCAATTGGCGCAGAAGAAAATCCTACTGTAGGAGTACTAGAATAGTTTTTACCCATATTTGATAGATAAATTCTATTTACTGCTCCAGAAGAACAAATACTTGCTATTCCTACAGCTGTTCTGCCCACTCCAATTAAAGAAAGTGTTTGTATATAACCAATTTGTTCTATTTCATCATCAATCTCATCAACCCCAGTATTAATGACTTCATCTTCATATCTAAAGAGTTCGCATTTTAATTCATAAACATATGTTTGTCTAAGCTGATAGAAAGGTTGCTCATGTTCTACAAATTTAATTTCAAATAATCTATCACCAAGAGGAAAATAAATTAAATCCCCCTCTTTTGGTCTTGTAGAAAGTTGTATATCAGGAAGATCTCTAATTAGTGGTGAAATATAAGATTCAAACCTTTCTTTTGAAATTATTAATTGAAGATCATCTCTATTCTCAATTCCAAATTTTGATAATAATGTCCCTTGACCTACATACCCCTCATAATTATCTACATAAGCTTCAATTGGATATGCATTCGAAAAATTTGATTGTATAACTTCTTTTATAACAGTATTAGTAGTAACATATCTTCTTGGTAAGTAGTATACTTCTACTCCATACATCATCAACTGTTCGTTGACAAGACTTTGGATTAAATTTTGTTCAGTTTTACTACCGTTAAGAAAAAATGGATTGAGCATAACATGTCACCCGATAAGATCAAGAGGTGGAATTTCATATGTACTTAACATTCTCTCCTGAATCTTATCAAGTTCTGTTTGTGCATCATCATAAAGTTGTCTTCCATTAAACTCAATCCCACCTGGAAGTTTTACTCCTTGAAATTTAATAAGATTTTGTCCCCATTGTCTTTTAATCAAAGCAGTTAAATAAGGTTTAAGAAAAGAATCGTTCCACACTCTTGGGTAATCATTTGGATCCATTGCTCTCCAACAATCAATAATTAAAAATTCTCCAACTCTTAGTTGACTCCAATCAACATCAAGATACATTCGATCTTGTCTTTGATTAAATCTAATTTGTTTGTGCGTATTAAGAAGAAAATTAAGAGTTTCCAGATAACTCATTGCCATTGAATATGACAATATATCTGTATTTCCCCAATAATAGATATCATTCAAAAACAATTGATATTTAAAACTGAACATATTAGCACTACTCACAGATTGAGCATCATCATATTGAAATACTTTATTAATACCTATAATTGAAGGAGGTATTTGTAAATAATTACTATTTTCGTAATAAGTGAATGTGGTGGAATTACCTACAATATTTGTAGTTACCGATGTTGATGCAATACCAACAGATCCTCCTGCAGAGGGAGCTCCAGGTGGTCTTGCCTTTCCTCTATCAACATCTTCCTGTGTCACTTTATACTTAAGATATACTTGTGCTACACCATCAAAATGTCTTTCTTGAAAAAACTGAATGGCATCATCAACAAGATCTTGTATTTGTTCTTCAGCAACGTTTATCTCCAATACAGGAGCTCCCAATTGCCTTAAACAATAGTCAATAAGTTCTTGACGTGTAGTTGGCTGAGCCATTTATATTAAGATCCTATCTATACCTCTATTTATGGTCTTGCTTTAATAAGTCCGTAATCCCAACTAACATAGATTTAATATCATCCACATCATTTTTTAGTGAAGAGACTTCACCCTGAAGAGAGTTTATTTTCTTCCTCTCTTCAGATAACTTTTCTCTCTTTTTTACATATGATCGATATTCTTGGTTATTTTTATTGATAATGGCACCAGTCCTTCTATCTCTAAAATGACCGTCCATTCCTTCAACTGGAATATAATTATTCATTTTATGCAAAAGATAATACTCTTAGATTTCTAATTAATGGTGGATTTGATTGATCTGTAGACGTACCAACGACTTTAATTCTAAATGAATTAAAAGAAACAACATCATCAATCGTGAATTTGTATTCTTTATAAAGATTTACGGAAGGTTCTGGTTGATATGAGTCAATTTTAGGTACTTTTTTATCTGATGTTCCATTATTATTGGATATGTTTAATACAGAACCATTAGAACCAACATTTGAATAACCTGGGAATGGAATAAAAATAGTCTCTTCAGGTTTTGTGTCTTGATTTAATGCATAAAACACTCTTATATCATTATAATTTGATACATATGCATCTAAAATAACCTGTAAAGAAGTTGCAGGATTTTCAAGAATGACATTTTTAGAAACATAGATGAACCTATTAGGATCTTGATCTACACTATTAACTCTAAAATCAGTCGCATAATTTGTAATTGGATTATTTACACGATTTGAAGTAAAAACAACTGAAGCATTGTCCAAGTCAATAACAGGACTCAATCTAGTGTTAGTGGATATTAAACTAAACAACATTGTAAATGACTTTTGACCTGGATATGTTTGAGAATCAAGTAAAACGGACTCATTAAGAGGAGAAGCAACCATTCTTTGAGTTTCAAAGTAGTTTTTATCAAAAAGTGTTATTTGTTTATAACCTTCATCTACAAATGATTGTTGATTTCCAGAAATACTAGTGGCAGATATTGTTCTAACCTGAGAAATTAGGTTTGTACCTAATGGAGTAATAGTTGTTACTTTTGGAGTAATTAATGAATATGGTAAATTATATGTACCAGTAACGTCAGGTCCACCAGCAACTGTCTTAATATTAAAGTATAATGGAGGGAATCCTTCAGAATTACCTGGAGCTCTATTTGCTCCATTTGAACTCATGGAAATTTTTAAGTAATAGTAATCAAGACCTATTGGATTCTCACTTAATTCACTATCTACCACATCAGCTAACTGATGATCTCTATTGATTCTTCTCAAAGAAACACCATCAAGTTCATATTTGTATACTAATTCTCCCTGAACATGTGTGGAAATTACGGTATTATCAATTCCTCTTACAATTCCTGTTAATGCTCTTCCACTTGTCCCAGTGTAACTAATAATTTCCTCACCAATTTTTATATAACCTGGATTTGTTCCACCTACTCCAATGTTTTCAAATGTTTCAAATTCAGTTACTAAACCATCAATAGTAATAAATGACGTTGAATCAAAAGTATATTCTTGAGCAAGAGTATATGGGACTATATCACTTCTTATATCTCTAATTGATACACGATTCACATTAGAATACATTCCGTGATTTCTCTGGAATACTTTAATATAATTTCCAGGATTATTAACTGTTATTGGTGACAATACAACTACATCACCTCCAACTGAATAATTTAATTCTGTAGTGATACCAGAGGTATTTTCATAATAAAGTGGATAACTAGAATTTGTGGTAAAGTTACCCTGAACATTTTCTAGTACTAAAGTATTATTACCAAGTATTTGATTTACTGAAAGTTGCATTCCAGAACCAAGATTTTCTGAACCAATAGAAATTGGTGTAAGAACATCACCAATAGAATACCCACTTCCTCCACTTCTTACTGTAGCAGCAACGGCTACTCCACTTGAAATCGTAATATCAGCAGTAGCATTAATACCATTTCCAGTAACCGAAGTTAACGCAATACCAGTATATGTCAAGTTTGAGGATGATGGTGTGTAACCAACTCCAGCATTTGTAATTGTCAAATCAGATGTTACAGAACCAGCAAATGCTACAAGTGTTCCATTGGCACCATTACTCAATTGTTTAACAGTATTACCAACTACCAATCCGACATCTTGTACAGTAGTACCAATTCCGATTGTTATTTTTCTTGAATTTATAGAAATGCCATTTGGATCAATTTTAGCAAGAGAGCTTGGAAGATCTGGATTAAAGAATTGTACTGCTCCAGTTTGTTTGAAGTTTGCAATTAAAATATCAAACTTAAGATCTTCATACTGACTTGGAGTCCAAACAGACGCATTTTGAGACTTAAACAGGGAACCAAGAAGAGGTTGTTCAGTGACAAGTATTTGTCCTGCTTCTTGTTGCGATGATCTCACGTCTGCCTCCCCAAGTCTACTAATCCACACTCTATATTCTGTAGACTGAGAAAGAAGTACTATTGCATATTCTGTATTCCCATTTAGATATACAGGAGATTCTAAATTCACAGTTGTAGCTAAAGAACCATCCTCACTTACAGTAATATTTTTTGGATCAATACTTACTCTAGAAAAAGGAAGAACCTTCTCAGTTGGAGTACCAAGATTTACTTCTCTTAATTCAAAAAGAACTGGAATATTCTCATCCTTTGATTGGAAATAGATATTTACTTTTGTTACAAACACCCCAGTTTGATAATCAACATAAAATGTTTGTGCAAGAGGATCTCTTCTATCATCTTGATTAACTTGGGTTATATTTGTAACGTTTGTAACGTTTGTTACTTCTGTTACATTCCTTACGTTAGTTACTTCTGTTACCTCAGTTACATTAGTAACAAATTCATTGGTAATAAATTCATTTGTGATGAATTCATTTGTGATGAATTCTTGAGTAATGTTTGTAATATCTTGTTCAATATTAGTTACAACATCAAATCCACTTTCAATAGAAACACTATTTGATGTTACGGTATCACCAATTTGTCTAGTTTGACTTACGTCTCTTCTTGAAACAACAGCATTTCTGACAGAAAGAGTTCGTTCTTGAGTTGTATCAACATCACCTTGAGAATAAAATGTTGTTTCACCTGCTGTAGTTGTAGAACCAACAATTGTACTATTAATTGAACTATTGGTTAATCTAAATCTAGATCTTCCCGTTTCAAATACTGGGTTAGATGTATTTGAGCCATCAGGAACTCTAAAACATGCCTGTAGAGTACCAACTCTATCAGTAATTAATCTGACATTAATAACTCTTGCTTGAGCACCACTACTACTACCAGTCAAAATCATTCCTGTAGAAATATATCCACTATACTGTGGAAAATCTTCAGAAGAAAGACTAAAAGTATCTACATTAAGTAATGATGAAGACTCTGAATATACTGATGCTATATTTGTATCTCTGTTGTAAGGATTACTGTCATAAAAATCTGTAGGATTATTGTATGGACCATACTTATGATTAAGATTTGCAACTCTAAAATCTATTGATGGAACTGCTGCTGAACTTGTATTTTGAGACCCACCATTATTCATTCTACCTCTAATATTTTCACCTACAATAAATGATCCGTGAATCATTTGTATTTCAATTAATTTAGGTGTAACAAATTTATTTACATCAACTTCATCAAAGAATGAATATACTCTAGTAAATGGTTTAAATCTTGTAGCAGTAACTTCAATATTACGAGATCTCATAAAGTTGATAATATCTCTTCTAACAACTCTATCTCCTAAAGATTCAGTTTCAATAACTTCATTTACATTGAATTGAGTACCTGTTCTTTGTTGATCTAGAGTTGTACCTCCTGTTGCAGTAATATTATTAACAATTGAATCACTTGCATCAACAATTTGATTAATACCGATATCAGCACCACGTAAAAGATTATCAACTACACCATTTGATATTGTGTCTGAAGCTCCTTGTAAAAATTCTTGTTGATTTGATAAAGATAAATCTACATTTACTCCTACAGTTTCCCAAGAATTCCAAATTACGGGACTTACTCCAACCCTTGATCCGTCCTCTGTAGTAGATACTTCAGCACCTAGTGCTTGAGCAACTCCTTGAAAAGATCCTTCCATCATCACATTATTAAGTTCTAATCTATTAACATCAATCCAAACATCGACTTCTGGAGTTAACTTGATGTTACCTTCCCAGAATTGAACCAAAAACGGAGTTACATTTTCAATTCTTGTTGCATAAGGTTGATTTAACCATACTTCATCAACATAATCAAGTGTTAAAACTCTACCAGTTTTTCTTACATTTGATCCAACAACTGGAACAAATTGAGAATCTTGATTAGAATTAGAAGTTGTTCCAATTCCACTAATTGCTGTTGTCCCAAGTTGAAGATTTAATGCTGTTGTATAGTGAGAAGGTCTTAAAATACCATTTCTTGTATCTACACTATTTCTGATACCAATTGTAGTATCCTGAGGTTCAAGACTTGTAAAATTATCCACAAAAATACCAGACTTAAATCTGTTATTTCCATCAGCATCCTCAACGAAAAGATTTAAAGTATTCTGTTCAAGTTGATTTAAAGAGGTATAGTACTCAAGATTTTTAATTCTTTGCTCAAGTTTTGCAATATCAGTCATCTGATATCGTTTATGCTCTACAAAATTTATTTTTGCATCCGAAGTATTATACAAATATGCAGGTAAGAATACATTTGCAATATTCATTGACCCACTGATACTATCAGGGAGTCTTGGTTGATCATCTGGAGTACCGTATACAATACTAAATGAACCGTCTTTGTCAATATAGATTCTATCAGCTCTAGGAAGATAATATTGATATCCAAGTGATATTGATTCATCAGATGCAATAATATGTTTTGAACTTTGTTGATTACCATCTGAAGAATCGGCAAAACTTCTACCATCAAACTCAAAAGGAGATCTTGTACCCTCAACTACTTGATAATCAACAACTCTTGGTCTTGCATCAATTAAATCGGTATTTCTATGTCCATCTACAGTTGATATTTCTTTCCCGTAATTGAAATTCACGTAAGAATTGGTTGTAGTAATATCACCTTCATCTGATGTAGAATAATTTGCAGTAGAATAATAAACTCTTAGTTTTCTTGAAGGAATGCCAACACTTCCCTTTCTTAATATTCTTGAATAATCATAAAAACCACCTTTTTGTCCATTTGAAAATTTAAAATTCTTTGTTATATTTTTAGAACCAAGACTTACATCTGCAACAATTGCATTAACATTAGATTTTTCAAAAGAAACAATCTCTCCATTTTGGAAAGTAACATTATTTAAATAAACATAATTAATACCACCATCGTCTATTTTTTCCAAATAAACAGCTTTAGCTCCAGAAACTTGACCAGTTAATGTCTCTCCAACAATTAAATCATTGGTGGTTTTTGTAATGCCATCCATCTGAGAAGTGGTCATACTTGGACATACTGGATCAGTTATGTCATTAGATTCAAATATACCATAAATTTTAATTACATCTGGTGTATTAAGTGATATAATTTCATCCTGCACTCTTGTACCAAATGGATAGTTTCCATAAATCAAACCATCATTTAAAGTTGTACTTCCAATCCCAGAAGCTGAAATATTTGATTTATCAATAATAATACTGTTAGAAACGGATTTTAATTTTACTTTTGATTTAATATTACTTTTTCTTAGTGTAGTGATAAGTTTTGAATTAGTATCATTTGATCCCAATCCATTAATTTGAAGGGTTGTTGAACCATTTGTAAGACTAAACTTATCTTCCGTTAATACTTCTGTAGTTCCATCTGATCTTATCAATGTATATCTTTCTTCATCAAATGGTAAGAATACTTCATTATCACTTGCACTAATTGCAGGAGTAGATCCATTAGTAATGTTAGTAGTAAACTGTCTTCTAATAACCAATTCAGAATTGGTGAGATTTACCGAAGCAATATTTTTCTTTGGAAATGCACTGTAAAGAGATTCATTACTGGTAATATTACCAGATCCAACATTACTCTGAATTCTTGTACTAATTACTTGTAAATTAGATATACTTTCAGTAGTCGATGGAAGACCTCCATCAACTACACCACTCACAGTAGTAATTCCTGTTACCGTAAAGTTTGTTCTACCTACTCCAGTAACTCTTGCAAATGTTGTTGTGTCAAGAGATGATCTTGAGAACCTGACAAGATTACCTACAGTAACAATACCGACGAATGAAAAACCAGGATTTACTGGAATTGAAATTCTGGAAGAATTAGCTACTTGAGGTGATACTGATGCATTTCCAATATTATATGTTGGAGATTGAATTGTATCAGCAGTGAAGGTTGTAGCACTTCCTACAATACCAAAAACAGACTTAACATCAGAAATAGAATAGTTTTTAGAACCCGTTACAAATCTTGAGTCATCAAGAACTCCATTAAAAATAAGTCTTTCACCTCTAAAAAAGTCCCCATTTACACCATAAGCAGTTAAAGCTGTTCCTGCAGAAACAGAAGATTTTAAATAACCAGTAGCACCACTATATTCTCCTTTAATATAAACCGATGTATTTAATGTAACTGGTTCATTTAAAGAAATATCAGTATAAGTTTGTACATCAAACAATGATAAATCCCAAACATTTAAATTGGGAAAATTAGTATCATAAGATCCAGATTCAAGAGCAAAATCATAAATTCTTGCTATTCCAACTTCCTTTCCAGGTGCTACTTCTTGATCCGAACCCACTCTTTTACTTCTAAGACTTAGAGTATTTGTAGTGTTGATTCCGATAGTTGGTGAACCATAAACTCTATTAACACTCAATGTTGGTCCAAAACCAAAATTAACAGCTTGATTTTTTATATTTTTGACAGTTCTTGGTTTTTTAAAATCCAATAGTGTGGGAGATATGGTTTCTACTTCATATCCCTTAACATATGCCTTACCTGGAGAAATTTTATATATACCTAAACTATCAGAGGGAGTATTGCCTTGACTTGTAACCTGATCTTTTGTAAATAACCCACGATTTCCTTCGCCATCATTTAAACTATTTTTAACAGTTGTTACAAATTCTTTTACATAGTAATGACCAGATTCATCATAAGTTCTTCTAGCAAATTCATCTCCAATAAAATTATAATCAGTATTTGTATTAACGGCTCTTAAAGTTCCATTATTTACTTCAGCAAGTTGAACAAAATTGGCTTCATCAAAACTTCCTACTGGTTTTTTTGATAAAATTGGAGTTATTTTTAATCTATCTGCACCTGGAGCAGTAAAATTATTGAATCCTCGTGCATTATCATTAAGAGAAGGATCAACATCCGATGAAATAATCTCCTCTATAACATCAAGTCCTACTCTATAGGATGGATTATTTGAATATTGATCAAGAATGAGTGTTTGAGTTGTGACATCAACAAAATAACCTCTTAAAAAGTAAATTCCTTGAGAGATATTAAAAGAGGAACCTATTGCTGGGGCATTTTGAGGAATTGTTGTTGCAAAACCTTCACCAGATGAGATAAAAGTAGATGCATAAGTTATATTTGTATTTGTAAGTAATATTTCCCCACTTAAAAATGTACTTATTTCATCATCATTTGAACTTGAATTCTCGTAGTTCAAATAAAGTGTATATACTCCTCTCTCAGATTCTTCATTTGTAATATAAGTTACAACTTTTGCTGTAACGCCAGATGTCTGTCCCGTAATTAAAGTGCCAACAAGTTGATCAAGATAAATTCCTACTGGAACTCCTAAAAATTCAGGTTCAATCTGAATACAATAAAAATTTTGTATATATGTAAGATCTCCAGGAATAACTTTTGCACCTTCTTTAAAGAAATGACTACCCATATCTTCAATTTGATTTTGAAGTATGGATTGTAATCCTGTTAATTCTCTTGCCTGAACAGGAAATCCAGGTTTAAATAAAACTTTGTAATAATTTTGTTGCGGATCAAAATCATCAAAGTAAGGTGCAACGTTGAGATTAGTTTCCTGTGGCATATCTTTTAAAATTGCAAGATGACTTTAATATCTTCTTTTTGTGAAGAAGATCTAGTGACAGAAGGTCTATTATCAACATATATGATGTCACCAGAATATTTTTGTGTTTCTGGGTTAGAAATACCTTTTGTGAATTCTTGACCCAAATAATATGTCCTACTATTTATTGTGGTAGAAACACCAGAAAAACTTACATCTATATTTAATGTGTTTCCAGTTGTTGGTACAATACTCACACTTCCTCCAAAAGTAGGATCTACAGTAAACTTTAACTGACTAAACCCATAAGTTGGAGACGTATTCTTTGTCCCATCTGTATTAAATCCTGCAGTACGTCTATCTTGCCAATACTTAAGAATACCTGTTTGTGGATCATACGAAACAACTTTGCCTACAGCTGTTGAACCCAAACCAACAGTTTGAGTTATAAAAGAGTCTGCCGTGAATGAAGCCTCACTATATCCAGTACCAGTTAATTTAAGAGCATAAACCGCACTTGCTTTATCTCTCGTAAGATTTGAAGATGATCCATAATTTGATGGATTTTTTACAATTCCAACCTGAGAAAATTGATTTCCAGTAATAAAATCTGGATTTTGTGTATCATTTTCAAATCTTGCATATGATAAAACGTTATATGCTCCAAGTTCCCTATAAATATCTGCACCATGACCTCCTGGAGGAGGAATAATAACATCAAAAACTGGATCAATAGTACCAGAAGGTACACCTCCAGTTTTCAAATCTAAAGTACCAAAAGAATAACCATTTCCCCCTCTTGAGATAGTTACTGATTCTACTTTCGCATCATTATTGATTACAACTGTTGCCTCAGCACCTCTACCATCACCTAAAATAGGAACTCTAGTATAAGTTACATTTGCTGTTCCAATACCAACACCTCTATTTCTAATAGTAACGATTTTTATTTGTCCACTTGTAGAGGCATTTTCTCTAACCGCACTATAAGAGGAATTAGTTTCCCAATCTGATGGTACAGGAATATAATTTGTAGAATCAAATTTAATAATTCGATTTGGTTTTATAGTATACAAATACTTCCAAATATAACCATCACCACTACTTCCTGCTTCTCTAGGTTCTAAATCAGTGAAATTTGGTTCATCTAAAGATGGACCACCTCTAAAACTATTTTCTGGATTTGCATTATTATAAAGACAGATATAAACTTTATATTCACTATTCATTACATAAAAATTTGAATCATAGATATCAAATGCTCCAGAAGGAAGTGAAGGATTATCTCTATCAATATCATTTCTCCACATATCATATGTGGTTCCTGATTGCCAAGTAACTTTTCTTATGACCTGACTTACATCTCCCGAATTAATTTTTTTCAAAGCAATCATAGTGTCCCAATAATAATTGGAATCATCTAAATTATCTTTTGGTGCGGGAGGATCTGAATCCCAATTACTTTGAAACTCTTTAGAATCTGGTAAACCAATCCATGCATAATATGAATTTGATGAATCTTGAACAGATCCAACAAAATTCTTAGCATTTAATATACGAAGTTGATCAGTAATTATCGCTGCCATTTTTATAGGACTTTCTTTTTATTTATCAGGAAAGTATAAGGTTAGTTGAACCAACACCAACAACAGTGAAAGTAAGAATATTTCCCGAAAATGTAATCTGAACTGCTGAAGTTGAAACTCCACTAATAAAACCACCTAAGGCGGTAACTATTCCAGTAGTTGTCTGAGACGATGAAGTTACAACTCCTAAAGTTGAAATACCAGATACAACCAGTGAATCAGAATTTATATGTTGAGTGGAAATTCCAGAAATAGTTGTAATACCTGAATTTGTATTGATAGTGATATTATCACCCGCAGATATTAATGTCGTAATCCCAGTTAAACCAGAGCCATCTTGTCCAGTAAGAGAAGTAATAACTCCAGTTAAACCAGAGCCATCGGCACCAGTAAGTGATAAATTAGAACCATTACCGTAATAAGTTGCTCCTGTTATAATACCTAAAGTAGAAACTCCAGTTACATTCAGATTTCCAGTAACTCTAACACCAGCAGGTCTTGTATCAAGTCTTTTTGTACCATTATAATAAAGTTCTACGTTATATTCATTGTTTGTATTTGTGAGTAAAACTTCAGTTGTTCCTGCTCCACTCTTAAAGTTAATACTATCACTCAAAATATTTAAGTTACCAATTTTATCTCTAATTATATTGCCATCCGAGTCATTATGATAAAGATCAAATTCATCATTATCTCCTAAAATAATTTTTTTATCATCACCAATCAAAATAGAAGATCCACAACTTACATCTCCAGTAAGAGTTGAGATTCCCGTTACAGTAAGTGTATTGAATGTATTTCCCGTACCAGTAAACTCATTATTACCAATTATAAGTGAATTTGCAGTGATGATTCCAGTTGTAGCATTTAATGTAATAGAATCACCCATATAAAATATACTATTTTGACCATCAATGGTCACAGCACTTCCAACATTTACAAGATTACTATCACCATCAAGAACAATTGATGTTGACCCTACAGTTAAAACACCTACGATTCTTGCATTTCCATCAACATAAAGTGCAGTACTACCAGTTCCAATAGTGACTGTTCCAATACCATTGGATGAACCTAAGGTAGTAATACCAGTAATATTGAGATTTGTAGCAGATATATTAGATGGTGTAGGAGCAGAAATTTGAACAGCACCATATGCTGTAGAAATACTTACGTTTGTTCCCGCAGATATTTGAGTAACAATACCAACAAACAAATCGGACCCATCACCAATTACATTATAAATTTCTAAAAAATTACTATTAATTTTTTGACCACCAACAATAAGTGAATCACCTGTTCCACTATTAGGAGAAGTACCAGTGTTAATACCTTGGTATGCCATCTTTTATAAAAGTCCTTTGCTATGTTTTATTTATTTTTATAGAGTGTAGTTATTAAACCTTAATGGCCTAAATCTAGATACAAGTGGAGCCGAAGATAAATTTGGATAATTTTCAGGATAAAATACTAAAGAATTTGATACATCTCTATTGACAAATTCTATTTTACCCCAAGTGTATTCACCATATATTCTTTCATTAAAGAAAGATCCTAATCCAGAATAAGCTCCTGCCTGGTCATCCCAAGTAGTAATACTTGAATCAAAGAAAATACTAGTTGATGAGAAATTGGTCGATCCAATTCCAGACTGTACAAATTCAACTCTTCTTATAGTAGTAGTCCCTAAACCTACACTACTGAGATCTTTTGTAATATTATATGCATTAGTGACTTGATATATATTGTCAAAATTATCACTTTCGAAAATACCAAAATTAGATTTGTTGACAACAAATATGTCTCCAGAATTCAAAGCACTTAAAGTTACTGCAATACCAGCAATATTAGGATCTCTCATATATGAATCTTCAGGAATATGAAGTTCAAGTGTTGTAAGACCACCAGAAGAAAATGCATAACCTACTATTACACCTTGATCACCATAATAAGAAGAAACACCAATTTGCTCTTTTCTTACATTTGGAACTTCAATAAGAACTTGAGGAGATTGTATATAACCAGAACCTGGATTTGCAATTTGTAAGGATGCAACTCTATCACCAACTACAATTGCCATAGCAGTAGCAGTTATTCCAGAAGGATCATCAGGTTTTGAAATTGAAACTGTTGGATTTGTAAGTCTTGAATAACCAGCACCAACATTTGTCATACTAAAATATGAAACAGAACCATTATTTACAACTGCAATTGCTGTGGCTGGATCTATTTCACCCTGATCAGTGATCGTAACTCTATCTTGATAATCAAGAAGAGATGTTTCATTTGCAGAATCAAAAAGTGGTCTTACAGTATCAACATATACATAAGAACTCGTAATACCAACATAACTTGTTAAGTATGAAACTGGATATATGATTGGTTCATATTCAACTCTATCTTTAGTTACAAAATCACCATTTATTACTATATCATTTCTTTGTTTACACCACTCTACAGGTCTAACTAAACTTTGATTTGTAGTAATACCTGGACCTTCATATGCTAAAGTTTTTACAGTATCTAGAGTTGTAATTCCTATGACAGTTCTGGGATCCTGGTATAATCCAAAAGATTGACCTTTTGAAGAATTATTTTTTAATTGGAGAGTATCACCAACTTTTACAGTTTCAAGTATATCTACTAATACAACATCAACATCAGGTGTTCCTTTATAGAAAATAATCTTAGAAGTATCACCCTCTTTTGGAGGATCGGCAAATTCAATTATACTTCCACCAGTAAATCTATAAGCCTCTCCAGGAATTTGAAGAATATCATTAATAGTAACAATTAGTGTTTGTACTATATTAATATTCGATCCTTTAGGAGATTCAATAGCATACTGTTCATCTGCAATTGTTAATGGAAATCTGGTTCTTTCTCCATCAAATAGTTCATCTAAACTATCAAACACATCAAGTTCACCTATTGTAAATCCATTAAATGTATCTCTATAAACTTCAGAAACAGAAAGTTGAAACTCAGAATATGGAAGACTTATGTCTGTTTGAATACCAGTAGTCCCTCCTATAGAAAGTCGGAGTATTTCACCCTCTTTATATCCGAATCCTGGACTTACTATCTCAAAATTTACGACACTTGATCCTTGTCCAACAAGAATATCAACTTTTGCTCCAGTACCAACACCAGCTGGTGAATCAGAACTATAAACAAGAGGAATTCCAGAGTATGGAAGTGGAGCATCGATAACAACAGTTGGAGGATTATTTTCATCTAACTCAGTTCCAAAACCAGTTAATGTAATACTTGTTACAATACCTCCACTTACATTAGCAACACCAATATTTGTTACTGTGGCTATTCCTGTTGTAGAAGTAATAATACCAACATTTACTGTATGTATTCCTGTCCTATACCCAGAACCACTATTTCCAATACTTATTGATGTAATAGTTCCTGCTGCTGAAACAAATACTGATGCACCAGCAGAGACTAATGGTTGATAACCAAAACCAGGAGTTGAACCAACTGATATAATAGATCCACCTCTAGGTATTGTAGCTCTATTTGGATCATCTTCAGATGAAACACTATCACCAAGATAGGTAATACTTGTGACACCAGCAACTTCAAGGAAACTATAATCTCCTACTGATGATTGAGCACCTTGAGGTTCCTGAAGAATATTAGAATTTAGGACAATAGCTTGATTTGTTGCAAATCCAGTAATATTATTACCTTCAGAAGTAACAGTGAATACTTTCTTTTGACCATCAAATTGACTTTGTATATTATCAAAAGTATAATTTGTACTATAAGTATCAACAGTGTCATTTTGAATTCCACTTCTCATAAAAGTTCTTCCTTGAAAAGAAGAATAGGTTGTAATACCAGACCAATCTCTTTCATCTGGACTTCCAGTTGTTGTTCCAATTGGAGTAGCACCATATGGTGCGGAAGCAAAATGTACAGTATTATCTACAATATTATAATTACCACCAAGAAGATTTACAGAAGTTCCAATATTATGAGATGCAACTTCTGTTCCTAACTGAGCCCTTAAGACTTTAAATTTATTTGTAGCTCCAACTCCAATATTTTGAATCAGCATAATTTCGTCATCAATCTGTATGAGATCATTTGACTTAAATGATGAAATACCAGTTACTGTAAAATCAACATCAAATATTATATTCTGATCTAATTGAGTATCAATTTTTACCTGTGTAACAGGTGCTTGTACCATATTATCAATTGCTAAGAGAGCTCTTGCATTTTGATTTGTCGATACAATCTGATGGAATGTACCAATACCAAGATTTGTAATATCTAAAGTAATTGGAGTTGGTAATAATGCATCTGCAGCACTTTTTGCAAAACCTACACTTCTATTACTATACTTAACAATATAAAGAGTAGATGGTAATTTGTCTGTTGATATTCCTAATACTGATGTTGTCACAATACCAATTGCATTAGCTGTTGATTGAGAGGAATTTTCATAATTATAAGTGACTTTTTCACCAGTTACAAAATAATGATCATCAAGAATTACTTGATTGTTGTTAATGTTTACAACAGATGAACTATTTCCCTCAAATGTTCTTTCAAATATTGGAAGACTATTATGATTCAGTTTAAATGCAGTTTTCTTATCAAACTCTGTTCCAGTATAAGTTCCATATTCAGAAAATAAAATATTGTTATTTAAATCAATAGATGAAATACCAACAATATTATTATAATTTTTAAGAGAAATGCCAAATGCTCTAATTTCAACATCAATATTTGGTATTGGAGTATAAATTAAGTTTGTTTCTGTTCCACTTGTAGAAACTCCTACTGTACCAAGACCAGATGATGTATTAATTTTAGCAAATTCAACATATGATTGATTTGAATCATTATTAAGTACATTAATTTCAAATAATTCATATTCATTATTTGTAATGTCCTCAACAGAAACAATATAATATTCACAAGAGAAGGGATCGGAATATGATGCAACTATTTCTGCAACTGGAGATGAAGAAGAAGCTATAGCTACAGAATATGATGATAGGTTTGTAACAACAAGATTTGTCGTCGATACTCCTGTTGAACCAGAAGTACTAATTGCAACCACACTAGTATTTGCAGTAACAGCTGTACCTACAGTTGGAATTATATCAACTTTAATTTGACCACCATCTAAATATGCAAAATAAGTTCCAAATCCAGAAAAACTTGTAATACCAATATTACTATCAATATCACCATATTGAAGTATATTAACAGTAGATCCAGTATTTAAAATATTTAACTCATTACCAAAATAATTATTATCTTGATCCTCAAGTTGAACTAAAAGTTTTGCTGCCCTATAAGTAGAAGAAATAGATACAATATTTGTAGTTGTACCCACAGATACGTTTGTACTAGCTGTAGATATTTGTACAACATCTCCAAGATTTGTAGAATTAATACCTACTACATTATCTAATCCACTAAATGTAAAGTATGAAATTTGATAATTATTATATTCAAAAAGATTTGGATAAAATGCAAGACCCCATTGATCCCCCGCATCAATATAATCAAAATAACCTAAAGGAGTAATCGTATCCAAAACACCATATTGGTTTATGTAACCAAGATCTTTATTTTGAAGAACAGAAACAATACTAAATTGTTTTCTATCTCTTAATTCAGTATCTTGTACAAGAGTAAAGATTTTATTGAAAGTAAACTTATCATCAAAAAAGTCAACAATTGAATATGAAGTACTTCTTGCGTTACTGTTAAATTGATCACTAAAATCATCAATATCTAATACTCTGTTCCCTCTTGATTCGAAATAATCAACCAGAATACGATTTTCAAAAATAATTTCGTTAGAAACTATTTTTCCACTACCTATTCTAAGAGTAGTTTCAGTAGCATCATCAAAATCTGGGAAACAACTAAGACTACCTTCACCTATAAGATCAATAACTGTTTCAACATCAATATCAACAGCAGAAACAATACCTACCGCATCATTATCGATGACAAGATCTGCAAATTTTTCAAATCCAGCAGTGTGATTTAATGCACTTACTGGATCATTCCAAGTATCATAATCAACTCTTGATTTCAGAGAGTATGAGAAATTTTGATAATATTCATTATTTGGAAGAACTTGTAGATTATCGTTCAAAAATCCAGAATTTGTTTGCCAACCATCAATAAATGTTGCTCCTACTCCCAATTCGATAATTGAGTCAAAATCAATTTTTGAACTAATAGTTGATTTAATTTGGGATGTCTCTGATTGAATAATATCTCCAATTTTTAGATCATCTTGTGTAGTTACAAATAAGTATTCACTCACAGGATCCCATCTTTCCACAACTCCAACCGAATTATCAGTGAAAACTTTTTCGCCACTTAAGAAGTTTGATATTTTTAACTTTGATTCAAAAATTGGGAAAAATGATTGAGGAGTAATTGTTGCTGCATAAACAGAAGTTACATTACCTGGATACTCACCATTTTCAAGATAATCAGAAAGACTATATTCGACATATGCACCAGCTCCACCTAATTGACTATCAAGTCCAATAACTTCAAAAAGTGCATATTCGTAATTTTCAGAGTTATAACCTTTTCCATCAGTTCCAAATCCAATCGCAATATTTTCTACGATAATAGATTCACCAATCTTGAATGGCCAATCTTTTTCGTCACTAAATTGTTTTGATAAAGTAAGACGTACTACTTTATTTGATGGTGAATAGGTTACAGAACTGATTCCATAATTACTTGAATTATTAATAGGAATAATAGATGGAGGTACGTTATTCAAAGAAATTGTATTTTGAAGTATTGTTACTTCGTTATCTTCAAGTTCATATGTTAAATCTACATCTGTTATTTGTTTATTAGTTACTCCATCAACAACAACAAGATCAGGTGCAGTACTATAGTTAACACCTGAAGAATTAATTCCTATAGATTCAAAGGATACAAGAGGATCAATCTTCAATATTTCTGGTAAATTTGCAACGGCATTCAGAGTCTTATCTGATGGATATCCAAAACCAATATAGTTAAATTTCCAATTTATTATACTTCCAATAGTAGTACTATTAGGTTGTATAAGAGCACCAGTTCCTGTATTACTTCTTACTGATGTAAATCCTGGAAGAGATTTATATCCAATTCCTTTATTAAGAGGATAAAGTTTAGATATTGGACCAAATGCAGTTCTTGAAGTTGTATCATAAGATATTACGGAGTTTGTTGAACCATATGAGGTTACGGTATCTCTATTAAATGGTATATTATAATCAAATGTTAAAGAACTTACACCGACAACACTAAAATCACCATCAAATTTATTTTTAATAACATTCAATTGGTTATTATTAAAGACAGTATTATCAATAAGAATTCTTTCCTTAACTGGAGTTATAATATCAACATTGTCAAGCTCAAAGTTATACTTCAAGTTATTTGGAATATTTTCACTTACATAAAGATTTAAATATGCATTAGTATCTACACCTATAACACCCGATTTTGTAACTTCAAATGATTCAGATTCATTTGCTATCCAGAATTTGTTCATATATTCAGAATCAGAATATATGAACATATCAAATGCAGAATATCTTAATCCAGAACTTACAAATGATAATGAAGAATCTGATAAATTAAATCTTATGTTTTGATTTTTTTGAATTCTAACTTCAGGGTTTATTCTGGAAATGGTTCCTGTAGTTGCAGATCCTACATTAATAAATTTCGGATTTTGTTTTCTTAACTCAGAAACATTTTTAACTAATTTAATCTTATCATTTTCTTGTGGATAAACATAATAAAGTCCATTATCATCTAAATTTTGAGAAGGGTCGTTTGATGTGTATATGATTTTATCGCCTAATCTATACTTATTAGATGGTACAGTAAAAGTATTTAAAAACGTGTTGATTCCTGTAGGTTCAACAGTGTCTGGATCAAATACAATTCTTCTATTATAATCATTATATAAAACATCAATTTTAATAGTATTTTTTGGATTTAGATCCATTGTAATTCTGTCACCCCTCTTAAGGCCATGAGTCTGAGCAGTAGAAACAGTAACTACATTTTTAGAAACTCTTCCTTTTAATACTGATAACTTATTAGTTTTAAAACTATGATAACTTCCAAGACCTACAGAGTTTGTAAAATATAATAATCCACCAGTCTGACTTCCAACACCAACATAATTTCCTGAAATACTATCAATACCAACTCTTACTGTTGCAATTCCAATAATATCCTTTGATATTGGAACTGCAAAAATATTTCTTTCAGATTCAAGACTAAAAATTGATGTACTTGTAACACCACTCCAACACTGAATAGAAGTACCTCCATTAGTATAATATATCATCGGAGTGTTTAATTCCAAATCGTGATCTGGAAAATAAACTTGTTGTTGATCTAAAATAATTTGTGTTATACCAACTCCAGGATTTGAAAAAGTAATTGTAGTTGCAGATCCTACGGAATTTGTTCCAATACCAAGTGATTCATTAGGTGCAAAATAATATTCTTTATTTGTTGGAAGATATTTTGTTGTTGATATAGAAGCCGCAGTAAATATTATTTTTCTAGGATCATCTCTGACAAGAGTTCCTGCAGAATGAGCAACAGATAAAGTATTATCATATCCTCTGATAACTCTAAGTCTATTTGAATTAGTGTCAATATTCAATACTTTAAATTTTTCTCCTTCAATTCTTACAATATCATTAGAAGAAATTGTACTTGGATTTAATAACCCAGAAACATAGATGAAAGTAACAATACCAGTTACTGTATCAGTAGGAATTCCAAGAGATGTATACCATCTTGAACTACTAACTCCAATATTATAAGAACCAGAGAAATTTTTAAAATCAAAAGAAAGACTGTCAATAAAAACCGTATCGTTTATCAGAAAATTATGTGGTTGAGAAGTTAAACCAACAAATCTGGTGTTTATTGTTGATGATGTAAATTCAACCTCATCAAAGAAAGTTGTGGCAAGACTTACATTATCTACAGGTTTTCCTTTTACTTTAGATACCTTCCAGTTGACATTTCTTCCTTCAGTTCCTGTAGTATCAAATATTACTTTATCATTTACTTTATAATTTTTACCAGAATCTAATATTGTAAGAGAATCTATAGACCCTTTTGTAGTAGAAGTTACATCTAATGATTGTTGTCTTATTTTATTTGAGTTGAAAATATAGTCATACTCACGATTTCCACCGTTAGTGGAGTAATATGTGGTATTTCTCAACCAACCATCAGACTCAATATCAAAATCAGTCTGATTGGATATTGATCTGAAGTTAAACTCAATAGGATTAGATTTATAACTATTTCCTATCACATAAGGAAAAATTGGTCTTCTAAATTTATTAAAAGGCCCAGAAGAATCAATATTTTCTGAAATTGTACAAAAATATGCATAAACACCATTTGGGAAATCTGGTGTCACACAAAATCTTCCATTATAAATGTCAAGATCACCATTACCAGTAAAAATATAGTCATCAACAAAGAAACCATTTGGAAATGCGTCATATGAAGGTCTATTAATTGATGTGGTCCTTAATTTATAACCACTTTCCATCCTCTTTATAGAACCAGTACCATCTATATTACTAAATCCATATGGTCCATAAATTGGATTACCATCATATGCCCACCCTACAATAGGAGAGTGGTATAAGTTATCTATTTCCTCTTCATTAGAATTTATTGTTAAATCGAAACTACCATACTTTATATTATCTTTGTCAAAACCATTTACTGAATTCAATGATTTTCTCAGAGCTCTTGGTAAATATAGTGAAGAGTATTGTAAATTTTCATTTGATATATTTTCCTGTATAAATCCATCATCATCTAAAATATTATTATAATTTCTTTCAAAAAGATTGACATTCCATGAATTAATATTTGTATTAACTCTTGCTGCTGAACCAGCAGGAATTACGTCTATAGTCGTTTTTCCTGCCTCGTATCCTACACCACCTTTTGAAACAACAACTCTTTCAATTTGTCCATTTGATATAATCGGAACAAGAATTGCATAGTCTCCAGTATCACTGATAATATTTAAATCTGGAGGTGAATTATATCCACTTCCTGGAATATTTACAATAACATCTACAATTTTACCATTGTTTATAATTGGAGTCAGTTTAGCTCCAGTTCCAGATTCAAATGTAACTTCTGGTTGTCTTACAAAATCTATGATATCTGAAGATCCATAACCAACACCACCATTTGTAAGATCTATAGATTCAATCGATCCTCTGAATATTGGTTGAACTTTAGCATCATATAATAGTATATTACCGATAAAAGGATACTCACTAATCAACCAATTTGATCCATCACTTATTAAAGTATAAATGCTACATGGAGTTTCTATTTCTGCTACAGTATCAGTCCAGGCAAGTATATTACTAGGAGTAATTATGTTTTCAACAATTGGAGATTCAATGATAAAAAGTTCTTGAAAGTCTTCAACAAAAGTTTTATCATAAGATGCTGCAGCACCTTCAACAGTAACCGTAATTGGTGGATAGTTGAATGAACCTAATCCAGGATTTGAAAAATTAATAATAATACCATTATCATAATAATAATCTCTTGAAATGGTTCCAATTCCAACCTCTGTCAATGAAAACTCATTATCATTTACTTTTACTACATAATAATCTTTATCCTCCCTAAGTTCTGAAACTTTAGGAGTACCCTCATAATATCTTACAATTTCTTTTGACTGATATCCGTGACTTTTAATTTCTACTCTATTTGATGCAGTATTAACGCCAACACTTGGAATAGTTCTCTTTTTATTTTCGTAATTAATACCAGGATTTGTAATAACAACAGAAGACACTACCTGTTTTAATTTTGATGCGACAAAATATTGAGTTCCTTCTCCATATTCTGTGATATCAACTGTATTGATACCTGCTATAGCATCACTAGACGTTGTATGTAATTTGACTGAATTTTGACCAGTTACTTGAATAAAATATTGACTCTCTGTAGTAAGACCTGTTATGACCTTTGTACTTCTAGGTTCATATATTACACTTTCACCATCTGAGAATTTATGATCATCAGTAAAAATAATTTCATCCGTTGTTAAGTTAACCTGTAATGGAGAATTTGCAATAAAAGAATTTTCATGAACTATGGAAATCATTCTTGCTTCAGCTGAAGCCCCAGTTCCATTTCCTCCAGCAATTGTTATTGTTGGAGGTGCATAATATCCTAATCCACCATCAATAACATCAAGTCGTTTTAAATCACCCCTTACATTACAATTACCTGTTGCTCCAACACCAATATCATCATTTATATTTAAAACAGGTGGATTAATAATATCATAACCTTCACCACCACTTGTTATAGTAAAGTCAACAATATTTCCATAGTACACACTGTTCTGTGACTTATAGTTACAGAGTTCTACACCATTTACAAATATACCAGTATATCCAGCTTCTGTGATGTTATTTTTACTTTGATTTACTGGACTTGTTATTTTTCTGTATATTCCTTGAGGTTCAATATTTTTTTTGTAGAATTCAAGATATGAAATTGATGCGTCAATTACAGAACCGTTAAAAATTAAATATATTTTTTTAAACAGATCTGCTTTACTTCTAGAAAGTTTTATGCTTTTCTCATTTACTCTATAAACAAAATACGATCCAGATGGAATACCTTCAAATCCATTACCATTTGATTCAAAATATATTGAATCACCAGTATAAAACCCATGATCTGGTATACTAGATGGATTTACGGGTAAAGTTAAAGTGTCAGTACTTATTAGAGAAGTACTAAAAGTAATTTTTTTACTATAAGGATTTATTTGTAAATTATAGTAGTTTGGAATTGAGTTTGAAGCAACTAATAAATCTCCGTTAAACTTTGCATAAGTATTTTGTACGTTTCCAATATAGTTATTGAGATATGAATACTTTAATGAATTACCTCTCAAAAGTTGATTTTCAATATAATATTCTTCAGGTAATCTAATACTCTGAGTGAAATTAATAATAACTTCAGTGTCTGAAACAATTCTTACAACAGTTCCAGGTATCGAATAAGATCCATCAAAATTTTCAATCAGAACTGAGTAACCTTCTTGTAAGAAATGTTTCTCATAAAAAATAAACTGATAAGAAAATGCATTGATATCTACTACTTCTAACTCAGCAACTTTCCATTTTGTCTTGATATTTAAAACGTAATTATTATATTTTTTACCTGATACTTCATATCCCAAAGACTTTATTTTTACAGTATCATCTCTTAGATAATAATAATTCGGTTTATTTTGTACAAAATCTTTTAACGTAGATGTAAACTTAACTCGTATTTGTTGAGAAGTGTCAATTCCAACATAAGCATAAGAATAAGAATCTAAGGATATATTCGTTTTTTTAGAGATTTCAGTAATTACACCATCCACATTAAAAAATTGATTGGATGTTTTACCACTATATGCAATACCAACTATTTGATTATCAATATCATATGTTTGCAAATTTCCATATTCAGGAAAACCAATCGTTGAATCAACATCAATAACTGTTGCTCCAACAGATACATTATTAAGAATTTTTGTAAGAGGGTTTGGTTTGAATTCACCATAAATTGAACCAGTTACATCAGTGTCTCTTGAATAACCAGAGTCAACACTTATTTGATAATACTGATAATTTTCATATGGTATTTGTTGAACATTTGTGACTGAACCCCTTGCCCCAGTCAAAGGTTGAAAAATAGTTAAATCTTTCAATTCTAAAGGATCGCCAGAATATCTTTCGACAACATAATCTTTTGTTACTTTATAGTCGGCATTTGATGGAGTAAAAAGATACTGAGAAGGTTTAATAATCTCAACATCCTCACCATATAATGCTCTAAAAAGTATCTCAAAAGATTGATTTGTTCCTTTTGATTTGTAAAAAGAATCTGAATTGAAAATAAAATTTCTTTGATCTAGTCCAGAATATAAATTTCTTTCCGTAAATCCAGGAATAACTTGTCTTTTAAGTTTCTTAAAAAATTGTTGAAGAAAAAGAATATTTAAATTATGTACAGTAGATCCAGAACTGTGTGCATCTATTTCAGATGTAGAAAAAGTTAATTGATCTGGTGAACCAGATGTAATATAAGTAGTAATTCCACTGAATCCCCTAGAACAATTTACAAAAGATGTGGGAGTTTTTGATTTATAAAATATAATCTCATCATCAATTTGTATCAATCCATTATTATCGTTAAATCCTTCAGTCGAATCAACATCAATAGTTGTTGAAGTATAGTTCAAATCAGATGATAGTGTTGTAGAACTTACCAGATTATATAATTCATCAACTTTTACATATTGATCAATATTATTAATAATATCAATTGGTCCACTTTGATATTCTTGTGATATGTAATATTGTTCTAAAAATTCTGGTAAAAGAGGATAATCTTCACGAACGTATCGTGGGAGTTGACTAGAAACAATCTCTTGAAATTTAACTCTATCTACTGTCATTGACTTCTTATGAATAAGACGTTTGTGAAGAAGTACTCATACTTGTTGTATTTGTATTTGTACTTTCTGTTGTTGAACTACTTATAATAGATGTTACGGGTGTTCCTCTGACTAAAACATTTGAACCATAACTTGAAGAAACAATATAATTTGTTCCAGACACATCATTTCCTGAAGAAATATTATCAGTAATGACATTAACTATCGTATTATTTACATCCAGTTGGATATAAAGATCCTGAAGACCTATTACGTCATTTGAGTATGGAGTAGCAGATACTTCTATTAGTGGAGTACCACGACTTACTAATGTCGAGATAACATTTATAGGATTTAATCTGATTTCACCTTTTACATAATCAATTACACCTACATTTTGTTTAACAATAACTGGTTCAGTTGGAGAATTAAGTTTGAATAAAAAGACCGTTCCTGTTTTTAAATCAGCACCAGGTCTATCTCCAAGATATACGGTTCCACTAATACCACTTACTACAAATCCAGAAGATTTAATATTATAACCAACTAGTGTTCCATTAAATACTGCACCATGGCCATGATTCTTAATATAGAATTGATTGCCAAAACATATTTCATACTCTGCAAAAGTATTTAATTGGGAAACCAAATCTCTTCTCATATCAACTGCTGTAATATTAGAAGTAATTGATTCATGGCTATCATCAATAATTTTTTGAAATTTAGAATACTTAAATCTTGCACCAAATCTATTCAACTCTGATGAATCGGAATATCTAGTAATATTTTGAGTTACAATATTTTGCACAAAAGTTGATGATGGTGCAAGATTACTATTGTAGTAAACACTACAATTAGGTTCAACATAAAGATATTTTAAGTCAACAATTTCAGGTTTGATACCAGCAACTGAGTAACGTTTCATTTGTTGCTGTAAATTTTGTTTAATTGCACTAGACAAAAATACACCATTATATGGCTTGATACTGATAAAAACTTTTCCATATAGTGGTGGTGTCAAATCTTCCCCTCCAAATGCTGAAACAGATTCCGCTTCAGGATAAATTTGTGGAATTAATGCTTCATAATCAGAAGATGTCACAGCTCTATTTTGAGATGCATAAATCTGTGGAGCATATTTGCGAATAGAATCAATTGATTCTATTGACTTTCCACCATTAGAAACAGTATCTGTTGCAATATTAGATATTCCAGAACTTATTGCATCACCATTATTTTCTCGTAGTGTTCCAATAAAAGTAAAATTGTTTATACCATTTGCTTCTTCACCATGACTTGTAATATAACTTGCCTCAAGGAAGTTTTGATCTTCTAATTTGACACCAAATACACCATCTCCAAATAAAAGTTCATATCTTTCCTGATCAATTTCTTGAATGAAATATGCTCTTGTTGAATTTACAACATCAAATAAACTATGGAACATTTCAAACTTTCTTGATACAGTCGAATTTTGTGTATCTTTTACGATAACTGAAATTAAATCTGTATCAATTCCTGAGTTTGGTAATATAAATTTTTGTTGAGAATTACTACCATCGACTGTAAAAGTTTGTTTAATATAAGTTCCTTCATATACATTAATGTTGGTAAAATTGGCCGATCCTGTTGAATTTACTGGAACAGTAATATCATTTAAAATTGAAAATATAAAATTTCTTGTCTTATTCACTCCTGTTGATCTTGATGTTAAAACAGCACCAGCCTTAAGTGTCACAGCTACTGCTGTGGTATTTGAGACATCAACTGAAAAAGATACTTGAGCTACTGCAGCCTTTCTAGATCTTGGTACATATCCAATATTTCTCGCAAGAGAAACTACGTTTTCTCTTAATGTCGCACTATCAATGAATACTTCATTTGATACCATATTGGCATTATATGAAGTGATATACGTATTATAAGCTAACGTATCGATAATTGTACTTAGATTTGATCCTTCAAAATCATAATCTGTAAAATTTGAATTTGCTCGAAGATAGTCCTTAATGGATGTCTTAATCTGATCAAAATCTAAGTTGCTAAAATTGACTAAAGGCATTTACCTAGTGGGTTGTAATGCGAAAGATAATTGTTGTGTAGGAACATCGATACCAATAATGTCATATATGATTTGAACATTAAATTCATTATTATCGAAATCAGGTTCGACAATGACATTCCTTAAGTCAACTCTTGGTTCATAACTATTAATCGTATTTTCAATTTCAACACGAATAGCAGCAGAAGTTAAAGAGTCAAAGTTCTCAAACAATAAAGAGGATACTCTTGATCCAATAGTTGGTTCAAAAGGCTTTTCACCTGGAACTGTAAAAACTAAATTGCGAATTGAACGAGCTATAGCATTCTCATTTCTCAACACAATTAAATCATAATTTAATGGGTTGATTTGAAATGTAGCACTAACATCCTTAAAACCTTGACTGACTCTTTGTACCGGCACTTAATTGTCTACAACAATTCTGAGTTATTTATTCGACTAATTCATAGATTTTATTCAGTCAATGTAATTTGATTCTTTTTACAATCACAATCATTTGAACAACATTCTTCATCAGTAGATTCAAAGAAACCATCTTCATTTAATTTCTTTTGATTCTTTGGTGTTCTAAGATCGTGATTAATCTCTCTTAAAAATTGATTATCCATCTACAATAAATCCTTTTCTTTTATAATCTTTCTCTTGTATATAGTTTCCTTCTGGTATTTCTTGATCATCCCATATTGGTATGATTGATTCATTATCAAATCTAAAATCTGGATTTCTTCTAAAATGTACCTCAATTAATTTCTGATCTATAAATTCACAATTAATCCAATCGTATTTTTCTTCTAATCCCTTTAAGATATCTGGAAATAAAATAGGAGTATCTACCTTCTCCCATCTTGACCATTTATATAGAGGTTCTAAAGAGTCTCTCAACCCCCTGACAATAAGTTCTGGAGTACCCTGATAATAATCAATGGAGAGATGTTCACCTTGAAAGATTTCACACCAGAATTCACCTGGATGTAAATGTTCTGTAGAGTATTTCATATACTGAATTTTAGAGTATCGGCCCATTCCCATAAAATTCATACAAGGTCGAATAATATAAAAGTCAGGTCGAGGAACTTCCAGTCCAGCTGGACCACAAGTATAACCTAAGACCTGACTTAATTGTAATTTATTATAAACCCACAAATCTTCAGTATGAATTGAAGACCATTCATCAAAAACTGTGAGTTTGTAAGACATTTAACGACCTTGACCTCGATAAGGTTTTTTTGCTTTATTTCTGCTCGTTGCAGAATATTTTGTATGCTTCCCTGAACCCTGTCGAGTAGATTTGGGATGAGATTCAATAAGACCTGAACCACTCAGTGATTTTTTAAATTTAGCCATTACACATACTCTCTTTTTGTACCAATTGATTTCCAAACAACATAAGAACTTCCGAGTATCCCAAAAACACCAAGAAGTTTTAAATCTTTATGATTTATTGTGATGAGACCAAAACTCAAAAGACTTGCACATAATCCAAAACCAATTCGTTTCCAATAATGAGACCAACGAATGAGATAAACATTTTGACTTCCACAACTTGGACATTTCAATGATCGATTTTTACCTCTTGGATGCCATGTATAATCACATTTATCACAAGTGTTAATTGGTCGAAAGGTTTCCATGATCTGTTGTTTGAACCTTGATAGTATAAACAATAAAAAAAGGGGTGTCAACCCCTCTTTTGAAAAATCAAATGACTCTCATCTTTTCATGACCCACTCGAATTCGTGGATCACACCAAATCTCATAACCTGCTTCAATTGCATCTAAACAGAATGATACATCTTCACCACACATATCTTGTACTGCACCAGATTCAAAAACTTGCATCTTTGGTGCAAACCATGGATATTTCATTCCCTCATTTTCAAAAACTCCATTCTGAATCATCACCCATCCAAATCCAGTATAATCAACAGTAAATGGTTTCTTTCGTTTTGAAATACCATCTACCATTTCATGATTCATTACTCCACCATTATTACGGAAATCATCTTCTTCTAACCAATGAGCTACTGAAGTTGTACGACCATCTTCTGTACTATACCATCCAGCAACAATTTGTTTCTCTTCTCCCTCTTCGTTTAAAACAAGATCACAAAGTTGCCAGAACTTCTCAGTATTAAACACAATATCACTATCAATCCATAATTGATAATCATATTCCAATTTTCCATCCCATGGAATTTGATCTGGTCCACGAAGAACATTTGCACCAAGACATTTACATCTTGCAAAATTAACCATTGAACTATAATCTTGACTGATCTGAATACTCATCTGATTCTGCACCAAATCAAAACATAATTGAACAAAATTCTTTAAAAATGTATAAGAACATCCCCGTCCTGGAAGACAAAAGACAATTCTCTTCCCTCGCATTCTTTCCTTAATTGCATCATAGTCCCATTCAGGACCTTCATTCTTTTTTGATTTAGGTGATGCAGCCTTTATAGTAAAACCTTTAGCCATGAATTAGAATCACTCCATTTCAGTCTTCATTATACTCTCATATTTATCCCCTGTCAATTCATTTGATGTCTCTGATGTCATATACATCAACCCTATCCCTCCTACAAATATAATGACAAATATTGTCTTGAAAAATATTATCGGATATTGAATTAACCACCCAGCAATAATAACTTTCCAAAAATTCCAATATGGTCTCTCACGGCTTTTCATTAATAACTCCTCTCCTCCTTTAATCCTCCTTTAATTCTTCAAACCTTTTCTCTAACATCTCATAAGATAAATCTTCTGATGTATAATCAGTTTTCATTAATCCTACTAGATTATTTAAAATCTCCCAATGACTCTTAAACATTTCCTCATTTAAATTATGTAAAACACATTCATCCTTCAGATATATGTGGTAAATTTTTTCTACGGAATTTTTTTTCATCTTCTTATTTTTATGCGCCGGTTTATATATCTTTTCTACTCTTCTGAAATTTTTTTCTCTTTTTATTTCTCTCTCGGGAATATACTTTTGTAGGTTAGGGACTTATGCGTTTTTATCAAGGGGGGGCCTCGAATCATTTTACGATCATTACGATCATTCTATCACGGCCGTTACGCGCGTCCCGGCGCGTTATAAAATAACACATAAGACTGTGCTTTTGGGATATACTGTATTTTACCATATAGCCGAAGAGACTGTCAAGAACTCTTCGGCAGTCAGTAACAATTATCTATAGCATATCTTGCAGTTCAGATTTTGTCACATCAAGCTGAAGATAATCACAAAGTTCACTCAAATTATTCGAGTCTAAGTATGTTCGAGTGAAACGAATTGCATCTTGTATTGATACAAATTCAATATCAAAATAAGGCACACCATGAGAAGTATTTTCATGCAATGTAGCACTGATAGGTGTGACTTGAGACTCTTCGCATACTTCAGCTAAGCCAGTATAAGGCAGATCAGAGATAAAGTCAAACTGTGCTTGAATTGTTTGAACTTGAGTGTACATAAAGAATCAGGAGATAAAATAAGAATCAGGCGAGGCATAGTTGCCAAGGAAGTGCACCAAGCCTCATGCCATTACGGAATTCAGTAGTGAAGTATTCCGTGCCATTCCAGAGACGAATAAACCACTTCAAATTCTTCTGAAAGACACACTCACCAGGTGCGCCATGTGTAGCCAGAATAGCATTCAGTCGCGACTTTGTAGTAGCAGACTGATAATCACCATCATAAAGCTTAAAGTAGTTATCGCCAACCTCAGCGATCAGATTGCCATACAGATACACTTTGGACTCATTAGTTTCCGAATCGAAGGTAACAGTAGTGTTAGCAGATTGCCAATGCACATTGTTAGTGATGGCAGAATTCATTTGAGCTTCGATCTTACGCATGAGAGGAATCAACGATTACACTACAGGGGACCTTTCGAGGTAACTAACTTTAATACGCAACAAAATATGACTCCTAAGTGATTAGAATTTGACATAAAGTTCTAATCAGGAATCGTCCTGCTTTTTATTTAATTCTCATCATCTTTTACTCTGATTTTATGTTCTGTTTTATTACGCCGGAGACAAGATAAACTCCCTCTGAGTATAATCAATTAAATGAGTATTTGCTTGCTTCTTTGTCAGATTGTTACCTCTGTTTCCCAATGGGAGAGTTCAAGTGCTGCTCTACAAGATCTCAACAAATACTCATTTATTTAGAAACAATCAGAATTCAAGCTCTTCCAAAGTAGGCTCAGAAGCAGGAATCTCAATCGATTCCAAATCATCAGTAACCACAATAGCATCCAGAATATTCAGAATCTGATTGCCATTCCGACCCTTACGAAGCAGACCAATCATCAATTCGCGAGACATAATTCAAGAAGAATAAAGAGGACATTGAAGCAGTTTAATGTCATACTAAGGACAAATGATACCTAAAAGATAATGAAACCCTGCTGTAGAGTCTTATCGAGACCATACAGACTTGCGCTTACGTTTGGCTTGTGATGGCAATTGCATAAGCTTAATTGATTGATGACCTTCTGCTTTTAATGTATCAATCGATTGCAATAGTTGCTGTGTCGAGGTCATCAGGATTCAATGGGTGACACTGTAAATGACCTTTGCAGGTTACTAACAATAATTCTGAAAAATCTGGGGGCCCTTGACAATACTGAAAAGGCCTGATATGATACGGCCTAAGATCACAAGAACATGAGGCATTTAGAAGGCATTAATCACAAGAACATGAGGCATTTAGAAGGTTTCTAGACACATAAGCAGAAGGTTTCTATCATCATAATCAGTATTCATATCACTATTTGATACGAATTCTTATCAATATTAAAAAGCAGTAATAATCATTACAAAACGCTTAATAACATTTAATAAGCCTTTTTTAAATGCTTTTTAAGATAAAAACCATGCTTTTAAGTGTTTTTCCATTGATTTGTTTGTATCAAATACTTTTTAATTTCATTAAAAGCAAATCGTCGAATCTTTGGATCTTGAGTATGATCAAGAACCTGATACATTCTTTGAATGTAATCACTTTGTTTTGTGATTGTGATATGATCTTTAGAAGTCAATCCGAGATCAGTATTACCATGAGTGCGAGTCTTTGGTCTACCCCAATTCCCTGTGATTTGTCCCTCAGTCCTGAAGGCTGGCTTAATCTTTGAGAGATTAGAATACATCAGTTATCGTTTGCTCCAATGACAACATGACGATAGCTAAAAGTATTCACGCACCAACCAGTTTCTTCAGTAATGGCATCACAAATCTCATACTCAAACTCAGCAATATCAGCATCAGGGTGACAATCTATCTCAAAGATGCGACCTTCAATGTCTCTCTCCAGTTTCAAAGTTTCCTCCCTGGAAAGATCACCAAATCCATCATCTGTAGTGTCAAACTTGACACCGTAAACTTGAACAGTTGGCATCAGTTTCCCTCCAAAAGTTTCAGTTTGGCATCATCAAGTTCCCAACTATCAACCAGATCATAATTGGGTTCCTTCATAAACTCCTTTGCTTCTTCTTCAGTTTCAAAAGAAACTGTGGTGTAATAAGTTTCAGTAATCTCAACAGTGTAAGGCATCAATTTTCCTCCAACAGTTCGGGATAATACTCTTCAATCTCAGTGATAAGTTCTGCCTCACCGTAAGCACTTAAATTATCATTCAGTGAATCATAAACAAGTCGTTCCATCGTTTTGTAATCCATACCTTCAATCAATTGTTGAATGTAGGACTCTTGTAGTTCAGTGCGGTTCATGTTAATTAAGGAAGAATGAGTTTGTATCAATTAGTGGGGAAGTTTTTGCAGACGGCATCACATAGTGTGCGGATGAGCTCATCACTATCAGTGGCAGTTAGTTGGAGACGGTCATCACCGCAGCAGTTTTGAACTGGATTGTCAAAGTAAAAACCTTCAATAATAGCATCAATGTCCTCCATTAGTTGTTCCCTTGCCGTGAGCATTTCAAGGCGATCCACAGTAGGCATCAGAATTAAGAAGCGAAACTTACAATACTACAGACCTTTGCAGGTAACTAACTTAAATCCAGGAGAACTTATCTTTGTAAGAAGGAACTTGGCGAATATTATCACCAAAGATTGGCTCATACATACCGCCTTTGTAACAATTCTCATCAGCAAAATACCGAACAGAATCACAAACAAGTCGATCATCAACTTCACCATTTTTGCCAAGAACAGTTGTAGTCACTTGACTTACACCTTGATTCTCAATTTGATCACGAATCCAACCATACATCTCATGCTTGGTATCAAACAATTTAGCAGTACGAATATCATCATCACAAATCGCAAGATAAGCACCCTGAAAGTCAGGATTCATGACAGCGAAAGTCATCTCAATGCAGAACATAAAACAAAAGCGAAACTTACAATACTACTGACCTTTGCAGGTAACTTACTTTAATTGCTCAAAAGTTCTGGATAAAAATGTTCAATTTCTTCCATAAGCTGATCTTTATCATACTTACTTAATTGTTGCGATATGGTCTCAAAAACAATTTCATACATATCCTCTTTGCTCATGCCTTCAATCATCAAATGAGCATATTGTTGAATTATTTCAGTTTCATTCATTATTAAAGTCCATTGATAAAATCAGCAAGAGCTTCATCATATTGCTCTTGAGTTTCATACACTCTTCCATGAATTGTAAGCGGAAAGGTTTTCTTCATTCCTGCAGAAGCTACAGTCTCACAATCTGCACGATCATAACCCATCTCAATGAGTTGTTCAACATAAGGATTGGAATGTGTCATAATGAATAAAATTGAATTACTTTGCACGCGCAACACGATACTTTTGTTGCACACCCCAGTTCTTACGATAATACTGAAGTTTGATTAACGCACGATCCATATCACATGGTGCGCCCATGATCACTTCCCAATTCTGTTCGGGATCATCACGTTTGCAAGTCAAAATTGAATAAAGCATCAATGAAAAAGTTTGATTCTTACACTACTACAGACCTTTGCAGGTAACTCACTTGAATACCGTTAAAGTTTCTCAAATAAAATTAAACCTAACTCAAAATGCAATTGGTCATCCATTTCTCCCATTTTTGCATCTAATGCTTCTTCAATTAATTTACGCATGACAGATGCATACTCTTCACTGGAATAAACATAATCACTGACATCATTTACTAATGCATCAGCAATTTTGCAAATTGTTTCTTCAGATAACATCATTGTGATTTTAAATACTCAATTAGAATAACAATACACATACCAAGAAATGTGTAATAACAATAGCGAAAAAGAAATATCAACGTAGATAAAGAAAACTGCCAAACTTATCACAAAACTCAGGATAATTGGCGAGTTGATGAATCCCAAATCGCACACCTTTGGCAGGTGCATTCAGACTTGCGGGTTTGTAACAAAAACCAGTCTCTTTCTCCACAAACATGTAGACTCGCCCATGCGAACGAGCATTGTATTCTGCATTCTTACGATTTACATCACAAATCATAATCTTCAAATACTTACGACCAGATTTGATAAATGCTTTCGCAAAGTAATCATAATTACTCTCAGATTCGATATTCTCAACATACCAACGATCGTTCAATTGCTCGACCAATGATTCAGTCAGAAACTCAGTTTTGCTTTGTGCGATTTGCATTTGTCTTGATTTGCTTGATTCTTACACTACAGATGACCTTTGCAGGTAACTCACTTGAATACCTTAAAAGTCAATCTCCTGAGAATCACTGAGTTGTTGCATGATTCGATTCAAATCTTCAATTACACCTTGCATTGCAGATCGAGAGTAACCAGTAGCATAAGGATAACCTTGATCCTCCAATTTTGGAGATTCATTACATACATTCACTGCATCTTGCAGACGTTCTTGAAGACAAATAAGTTGAGTTTCGAGTTTCATAATTCAGAAAGGATTTGACCAGTTAAATGCTTGAGAATCAGTTACATAACCTTCTTTGTTGAGAGAATCAACAAAATCATTCCATGCTTCACGTTTCATAATCGTATCGTTTTGAATGTCAGGATTGGAACGAGATACTACTTTCAAGTCATCACGAAACCGAAGCAATGCTTGTTGCTTTGTGATTTTCATTTCCGTAGAGGAGAGTTAAAATAACGCCGAAAAGATGTAGCCACGATGATACCAGTAGAAACTACACCAATCAAACCTAAAAAGGTGACAACATTACCACTGAAGTTGTAAGTTTCAATCATAAGATTTAAGGAAGAGTGAATGAAAGAAATGTAAAGCAAATGGTGAAAGTAATCACCGCAAATAATGTCAGATTCATACAACAGAATAAGATGCAACCCAAGAAGGAATCCCGGCAAGACTCAAACGAATGTTAGATTCATCAGCAAAATCATAGGCATCATCTTCAGAATGAAAAGGCCCAAAATACTCTGGAGAATCAAGCTCTTCAGAGATAAAACGAACAGTGAAAGTTTCAGTCATACAATTTGCGTTTCTCATACTACAGATGACCTTTGCAGGTTACTAACTTTAATTCGACTCATCTTGCGACAGATTGCTGATACTTCCACAGAGGAATGTACAGTCTGATAAGATGAACAAATCCAGACAATTCTTCGAGTGTCAAGATCACTAGCAATGTTGTAAATCATTACCAAATCACCTGTGCTTCTTTGACATCACTATCATAATACTTTCGCATGATAGAGTTAATAATTGGATACCAAGGCTCATTGCCTGAAGGATAACCACATTCTTGTGCTTCACGAAGAAACTTAAGAATGCAAGTTTCTTCATCTTGAGTGAACTCAACTCGGTTGAGAGTGTAGCCGTTAGTCATAATCAATAAACAGGAATTGAGCTAATTTCTCTCCAATCGCGGGGAAAGATTTCCTCTGCAATTTTGTCGTTCAGTTTGACACAGTTGATTGGCTTGATGTTACTTTTGCGTTGAAACTTTTCAACAGTTCCGTCTTTGTATTCGATGCGGATGTCATACTTCATCAAGTTTCAGTGAATTGCGTTTCTCACACTACAGATGACCTTTGCAGGTAACTAACTTTTTTTGAAAGGATTTGCATAATGTTTATTATCAGTTCTGACATCAGTGAAACATTCATCATCATGATTAAAGACCAGATACAATGTTTCATCATTATCTTTTACATTCCATTCTGAATGAAGAGAAAAGATGTCATCTGCAAGTGATAGTTTCTTTGCTCGACTTGACGAGTTAAACTCATCAACCATCTTACGCATTTGAGCTTCATATTGTTCTAGAATGTCATCTGCGATGTATTCTGTACGTTCATGATTGTACTCAAATACTGTACCTTCCGTTTCAAAGACTTCGGAACGATTTGAATCAAATTGCATCATCATATTCAATAAACAACAAAAATCAAGCTGCAGATTCAGTTTTGGCTTTACCTACATTAGATGGGCCAGTCCATACCAAACCCTGCTCTTTCCAATATGAAATAAATGCTTGGCGAAGTAGAGACAGTTCTTGATACCTTGCAGATTGTTCTTTCGTCAACATAAAGTTCTGCTGCCTCCAGGTTTTTTGAAGACTTTGCATTTCACGGAGAATCTGAGAAGAATTGTTCATGGGTTAGAATAAAATAAAAATAGCAAAATAGAGTAATAATTTACTCTGGTGATTTCGTGCACCAAATGTAGTATCCTGGCTCACCAGTGTTCAGGTTTGGACTTTTGCGAGATGTAAATACGTATCCTTTTTTTACCCAAGTAGCTGGAGTTTTAGGTCGATAGTTAGGATCGGTAGATTTAGTGAGATTCAGACTGTAAAACCAAGCCTTTCCATTCTTAGAAGATTCTGCAATTTTGCTCCAAGGAATATTACCACGTTGGAGATTCAGATTGGTTTCAATATCTTCAATCAAGAAGAAATTGTCTTGTTCAAAATACTTCATGATAAATTAGTGAGTTACAATAATGTGGACTTTTGAAGGTTACTAACTTAAATTATTTTGCGAATCGGCAATTAGGATGTGATTGTGGAAGTTCTGCACATTCTTGATTGTAAGCATCAAACATCTTTGCATCTCTTCGGACAAGAACAGCATTCCATCCAAAGATGAATGTCAAACTTAGAATTACAAAAAGCACTTTCATTTTGGAAGATTTACGAAACGATCAAACTTGGAGAGTTGATAACCCTCTTTCAATGCTTGTTCGATGATATTATCATACGAATGCGAACGAAGAGGAATGTTACGATGCAAAAGAAAATCTTCACAATCTTCTGCAAGTAATTCTTTTTGAACGTGAGTCAATTTGTCAAGATTCATTCGATACAATACTCCTTAATTTTGTTTGCAATAATATCAGCAGGAATGGATCTAGCAACTGCAAATGCTTCCAATTCCATCAACAAATCATAGCCAGTCACACCTTGTTTTTGATAATGACTAGAAATTTGTTGTAGTTCTTGTTGTGTGTAGCCAGAATTTGATAAAAATCTAACAAGCTCTTCTTGAGTGTTAAACATCAGAGACATTTTACGATCACCAATACCACCAGCAGCACAATCCTGAATCATATGATGTGCTTCATGGCGCAGAGTATCAAGATCATTAGCAGTCCATTCGACTTCGACTCCATCTTGCCTGCGATTGTCCTGACAGATGACCATAAATCCTGCAGGATAATAACTCCCAGATTCTCCTGGAGAACAATGAACTCGTGTGTTGATAGTTACAGAAACTCCAACAGATCGAATAGTTCTTGCAAGATAACGATGTTGTTCATCTGCCTTGACTTGATTTGAAAAAAATGCAGGTATTGCGAGAATACCTGCAATGAGAAGAGACTTAAGTTTTATGCCAATTTGTGAGCGATTTTTCATAATTAAATTAGTGGGTCACAGTAATGAAGACCTTTGCAGGTAACTAACTCTTACTACTTAGCTTAAGTTTCATGCCATGAGTGCTCCAGAGGGAATTTCAACAATTTTAGGAGTTTCGTGAAGTTCATAGCATACCCATTCACCTTTCAAAGTATAAAGATAGGCATATTCTTCACCATCACCAACATACTCAATCAAGTTAGCATCAAGACGAGGAGGGCAATTTTCACCTCTTTCGTTGTAATGAAGAGGTCCGTAACAATCCCGTTGAGTTGAACCTTCAGAAGTATAAAATCCTTCATCGGTCCAAAGACAACTTACATCTCCACCATCCACAAGTGCCTCAACTTTCTCACGGGTATTATAGTGGGTGCGAAGAATACGACCCGCCCACTCAGGATACCCATCATAATGTGAGTAGATTGAGAGGATACTTCCGTCAGCAAGTTCAAGACCTACGCGACTTCTGGTGCTCATTTGAGGCGTTTCGTTGATTACCTTTGTATTATAGGGTCTTTTATGCCCGTTGGAAGGGGTTGTGTGACACTTTCTCAACTGTCACAATGTCTTTGTGTCTTCCAACTTGACCTTTACACACTCTCATCAATGCTGCTTTATCATATCCATTATTTTTACACCAACTTGGCATACTTGATGTTTTGACAACTTCACCACTTTCAAAGGTAAATATCCAAACATATTGAAAATTATGATTATTTTCCCCTAGTTGTTTTTGTGATATTAGTTTCTTTGTTTCTTCTGTATGTTTTATGCCTTTATGAGATTTACTCATTTTTTGTTTGGTATTCTCATCCAGTATTCTTCCTGTTGCTTTTTTTCTTATCTTCTCAACTATTTCTTGAGAGTGTTTCTTACCTATATTCCAAGGAATAGCACCAGATGATCCTTCTCCACCATCAGTAAGATTTATTAAAATACCTGTTCCCAAATCTTTTCTACCAAAAACAGCAATCATATAGATTTCATGTCTAAATGCTTCTTTTTCGGTGAGATTCTGCTTGAGTTTGATTATTCTATCTTTTGGTGGAACTGGCAAAAAACCTATTCCTTTTCTTTTATGCTGATTATATGCTCTATTTCCTTTACCCTTACCAATGTAGTAGGGTGATCCATCTTCGCGCAAATATGCGTAAGTGTAGTATTCCATCTGCTTTAATCGTGGTTATTATTATTTATTAAAAAAGGGATCATTAAGACCCCTTCATTTGCTTAAACAACCACGATTAAGCATTATTATTTATCAGTTGGTTACAGTAATGAAGACCTTTGCAGGTAACTAACTCTTACTACTTAGCTTGAGTTTCAGGGCCTTCAGAGACTGCTTACGCCCCCTTAGAATACCCTTACAAGTTCCTTTCGTTTTCTTTTGTTTTTGGCTGTGATGTTGCCAGTTTGGAGTGTTTGACATTTCTAGAAGTCCCAGTCCATTGCGTCATCAAGATGTGCATCGATGTTGAACCTTTCCATCTCTGCAATTTCCTCTTCATTGTAAGGTGCAGATCCCAGAGGAATCATCATCCCAGTATTTGGGCATTGCCAAACACCATCATTGTAAAGTTCAATATGCAAGGAAGTCATCATCAAGTCAACAGTTACACTACAGAGGACCTTTGCAGGTTACTAACTTTTTTTATTTGATTTTCTATGTTTATCTATAAAACTCATGGCAGATTGGCGGTTTCGACATACTTTAAGCTGAAGATCGTTATGAATTACCATGAGCTTAGTGGTACTTCCCATCATTGGAATTGCAGCATATTCCCCATTTCCAATCACAAATCCCATTGGGCCAGGTTGTGAATTAAGAATGTGAGAGTTAGTGTAATCAAATCCCATCAATCACCTCCGAACAACAGAATCAAGCATTTCACCTTTCTCAAACACAATATCTACACACTTCTGCAGAGAACGTTGAGTCGAAACTCCAACATTAGAATACACTGGCACACACAACAAACCATAGGTTTTATTCTCTGAACCGACACGAATCACACGACCCACAGTTTGAAGAAGCTCAATTGCGTCCATATTACGAAGAAACACAACAGCCTCAAGTTCACTACAGTTAATTCCTTCGCTGAGAATCGACCGATGCAGTACAACAAACTTTTTAGATTTGTCTTTACCCCATACATTTAGAATGTTGAAGAACTCTTCACGGGACACTTTGCGACCATCAATAATTGCGCCAGTCTTAGCCGTAATGTAAAGATAAGAGTAACCACGTTCTGTTAATTGATATGCAAAGTCTGTCATGAACAGATTCTGCAACTGTCGCGAAGTCTTGACACAAACTAGAATCTTTTTGATTCCAATTTCATCAATCGAAGCAAGAACATTATTGCTCTCAAGATGAGGAGTCAGAGACTTTTTGTCCACCTTATCCATCTCAATCACCTTGACTTTAGGCGGAAGAATGTATCCATTCTCAACTAGATCAGGTGCAGACACTCGTGCAATCACCTGACCATAGGTCTCAGTCCAGTTCATGCCTGGTTTCTTCGGTGTCACACTGGTCTTACGAGTTGCGGTAAAAAAGTATTTGCGATTGGCATTCTGACTGAAATATTCAGTCGCAGGATAGAAGTGATTCTGACAAGAATTATGCGCCTCATCAAAGTAAATGGTATCTACATCAATCTCAGCTTCCTGAATACGATGAAGAGAATGATAGGTAGTAAAGATAATCTCATGCTCGTTTGCATTTTTGCAAACTTGATGATGAAGCTTAATTTGTTCGGGTTTAGTGGTCTTGAAATGTCTGGTCTCACCACTATGCACATGCATCACATGCGCATTAGTGATGTGCTCAAGATACTCAGAAGAAAGTTGTTCGACCAGAAGAATGCGTGGACAAACAACAACAATGGTCCGCGAAATGTCAGACTCAAAACGAGACACAGCATCCATGATTGCAACCAAAGTCTTACCAGCACCAGTCGGAAAGATGCACTGACCGATAGAATGATTCTGAAGAGCTTTGACTGCTTGTTGTTGATGAGGACGAAGAGTAATCATGAATCAAGTAATTACAGTGATAAAGACCTTTGCAGGTAACTAACTCGAATAACCGAAATTGAAGTTGGCGTATGCAAACTCTTCACGACGAACAAGTTTCACACTTCCATAATTTTCAGAATGAAAGACATAACCTTCTCCAGTTGTTTCCCATCCATTCGGAAGAAAACAAGAAGGAGAATCAGTAATAATAAGACTATCCATCAAATCAAGCTTGATTTCTGTTACAAATTGATACAGATTTACAAGTTGTGGACAACCCAGAATCTCAATCAAAGATGCATCATCAACTTTTTGACCTTCTTTAATGAGTTTATTGATCGAAACCTTAGCAACTTCTGCTTCTTTATGAGAAAGAAACTTAATTGCATCAGTGTTCACTTTTGGAATATTTGTGGACTGATGAACACGATCCACCGAAGGCTGGACCCACTTGACATCATCAGTGTCAACAAAAGTTTCCATCAACGGTTCACAAACTGCATTATGCATTTGGTCATGCACATACACTTGAGTATGAGGTGCAATAACAAGATTCTGAGAAATAATCTCAGGAAAAGAATAGACCAAAGTGTTTTGATTGAACGTGTCAGTTCCACCAAAACCAAGCCAATCTCCCCAATAAATGTTCTCAGTACGAGGAAGATAACGAAGACAAGACTTCATAATCTCTTCGACTTCTGGTTGATGACCAAAATGAGTCTTTACATCTTCATCAGAATAACAAAGACGAATCTTTTTCTTATTAAATGCTGCTTTGGTGCACACAAAGAACTTACCATTGGCAGGATTAGTGCCCCACACAAGGCTCATACCATCCATCTTCATGGAGATATGTGCAGTATCATAAAGAAGATCAAGAACCGACAGATCACCAGTCAGGACAAGATCTTCAGGATGGGAGATGTGAGTCATGGTCATAATATCGTAAGGGTGTCTCGTACTGTAGGGGACATTTCAAGGTAACTAACTTTAATTAATGAGATATATGCTTTCTATGTGTGAAGTAGGAGAAGATTTTTTGTAGTAGTGTATATTCTTCTTATGTTTGGTTCTGTGTACCACACTCTTCAGTGCTGTGTATTTGATACCATTTTCACGTCCCCATTTAGATAACTGGTGACATTCTACCACATCACCGTTTCTAAACTTAATTCTATATTTCTTTGCGTTACTATTATTATTAAGTCCCTGTTGTCTGAATTGTTCTTTATCAGTCTGAACGTTGATACGTCCTAGCACCCAACCATCAGGTATTTCATCTTCAAATACCATATGATGTTCTGATCCGTTGTTAATCCACACAGATCCTCTGACGTATGACACACGAGCATCATACACAGGTTTAAGTTCTTCTTCTGTCAGTGTAATTACTGACGGTCCATCACACTCAAAGGCACGATTGAGACCTTCACAGTTCCAGTCCATTCTTCTATTTGCGGGGGTAATTATATTTATACCATAAAATGGGTCTTACGTCAAGTTACGCCCCCGCAGCATGACCGCCCAACCCTAAGAGGTAACTAACTTTAACTGGGAAGAATAACCCAAATCTTATCGCCAATTGAAGGAATAGCTGTAACAGTATGTTTTGTAAGATAAATTTGTGCTTCTGATACAGAATACCCGTAAGTGTTTATGAGATAAGTCTGTGCATCTGCCGTTGTGTCAAATAATCTCATGTATTGCATGATTCTTTATCTCCCAATACTTTTGAGTCTGTTAAGAACTCATTCGTTTATGAACTCTGCCTAAAATCTTAGTCTTACCTTTTGCATCAGGATTTTGACCAGTTTCTTTACGATATTTTTCAGTTTCTTGTTGTTTCATAATATCTTTAAGATAACTTTCACCTTTACGTTGACGGGACATTCTCTCCTTACGAGTGAGTCCCGACGCAACTGCTGGTTTGTAATCAGGACTGACAGTTTTCTTTGTTTTTTTCTTCAGAAGTTCAGATGCTTTCTTTTCAGCATCTTTTGCTTTTGGTTTTTCAGTTGGTGTTTGACTACCAGCCTTTCTTGCTGCTGCTCTTGCTTGTGCTGCCTTTCTTCTTTCTTCTTTTGCTGCTGCTAATTGTCTTTCTCTTGCACTTCCACGTTCTTGTTCAGGTTGTTGTTCTCTTTCACTTCTCGCTTTTGTTGTTCCAATATCTTTTCTGTCTTTGTATTCACCAACAGGTGCAGTCTTACCACCACCAACTGCTTTCACTCTTGGTTTTACACCAGGTCGGCGCCTTTGATCTGCAGACCTTTTAGGCTCTTTTCTTCCACCTTCACCAGTCTGTTTAATTTGCGAACGACCCATAATCTCAGGATCGTAATTTGCTTCTGCGAGAAATTGACTGAGTGTTTTCATTGGATTTTATGTATGGAAGCCATAATCAAAAAGTATTTATGACTTCCACATAGTTTTTCAGGAGAAGAAACAATCGGGGACGCTTAGATCTTCGACATAAGATTCAACACTTTCAGATCCTTGAATATCAAGAACCTTTCCCCAATCAATGTTATGAGGAGAAAAATCTTCCATAACATCAAGTTCCAGAGTGATACGATAACGTGCTTTTTGAGGAAGATAAGTGACAGGCATTGAGAACTCCTGAATGACTACCTTAATAATATAGGTTATTTAGAAGGTAAAGTCAAGGAGTTATGGACAGTTTGGTAACTGGCACATGAAATATCTAAGTTTCATCATAAATTGATTGTCTCGATTTCACATAAATCAATTCATCCCAATTCCAAGAATAACAAAGAACTAAAACATGATCTTTGAAATGTATTCTTTTCTTTGTGTACTCACAAAATGGTTTTGGTTTGACACCAATTTCAATGGTAATGTAATGATCTTGTGAATCTCTAAAATACACCCATCCTTCAATATTTCTAAATTTTACATAATCATTAATTTTGGGGTCATAATAACTCATTTGAATAATGCATATTCCAATGGATTTAGATTTAACTGCATTGCAGAATATGCAGTAGTTTTTTCAATATCTACAACTTTTCCTGGTTTTTTATAATTGATTGGAGAAAGAAATACTTTTCTTTTTTTATCCCAAAATCCCCAAATTGAACTCGGTTGTTTATTAGTGTATGAGAAAGGTCTCAGATTGCGAATCCAAATACGAGTCATTGTTTCTGAAAACTGATCTTGCCAGTATTCAAAACCATCAGGAGCTTGATGATGAAATTTCATAATAAAATTAGTTATTCGTCAAATTCTTTTTGATCTGGAGAATCTGCTCTGATAATCTGGATCAGATTTTGAAGTTCAAAGATTTCTTTATTTTGTTGTTCGATTTGAGTCTCCAAGATAACAATTTTTTCTTGAAGACTTTCGATCATTTTTTCTTCCATATTAGGTAAGGAATGACTCTACAACTTGAGACTCTAGTTCGTCTGCTAGTTGATATTTATTCGCCTTCTCAATATTCTCTCTCAGTTTCCCATAATGTTCAGGATACATATCATCATCTTCTGATACAATGAGATCAAAACATTCTTCAGTATCAGATGCGATGACATTCCACAAACCGCCATATTCTGAACTTGGAAATGGTACAAAATGATCGACAACAAAAAAGTATTTCATTGACTCCTGTAATTTACTTTTATAATATAACTCATAAAATATGATTTGTCAAGTATCTTGTGCCAGAAGATCTTTTGGCTCATGATATTTCAAAATTTCATCATAATTGATATAAGAATTAACTTTGATACCATTTACAACAGGACTGGTTATGTTTTCTCGATGAAGAACTTCTTTTCGGGCATTTTTGAACTTATCTCTAAAAACAGACTGAAAAACTGGAAGAAATGATTGAATTGCATCAGTAGTATCAATAATTGTTGCTGCGTCGTCCTCATCAATTGCTTTTTGTAAAGCATCAGACAGAAAATGAATTGTTGTAATTTGATTAAATGCATCTTCAAGTTCATTCATTACTGATAATTTCTTAGAATAATCTGATGATTTCATATTAAAACCAGGAACCTTTGAGTGATTTATGTGATTCTTTCATTGCCTTATAAAGTTTTTTAATTTCTTGATATGCATCTTCTGATTTTATTTTTCCACCAATTGCCATATTGGTCAGATATGAGACGTGATGAGAAAAATTATTGAGATTATTAATCATTGCAATATCCAGAAAACTCATATCACCATCTGGATTCATTGGAGGAGTTGGATATAAAAACTCCTCTTTTGCTTGTTGTGCTTTAGTTGTCATTAGGAATTACAGCATTTTCCAGTATTATGACACTCTGATGCTAAAATGTCAATACGAGATTCCAATGAATTCTCAAGACGATACAATTCATTTGTTGTTGCAATATTTTCTTCTTCAAGAATTTCAATTCGTCTGGTCAAATCTTCAATATATTGAAAAAGATTTTTATAATCGGGATACTCTTCCATAGTTTTATTAGTTCAAGTTGCAAAATAATCTACTACAAAGAAACGATAGAATGGTTCAGTCACGATAAAAATACCTTAAGTGTGCGTCCGTTGTCTTGTTCTGATATTTGAACATTAGAGCAGTCATATTGAACAAACTCTCGTCCATTCTTACCGATCACCTCTACACGATTGATAAGTGGATAAGACTTGATGTAATCACCATTCGGTGCTTCTTCGTTGAAACCATCATAAGTTGTATCCAACCACGGAGCATCATCTTTATCTGGTAGATTATAATCGGGCATCGTCTCTTTCAATTATAAAATTATTATACCACAAAGGACACCTGAAGTCAAGTTCTTTTATGATAATTTTCTTCTATTATTCCGTGAAGTATCTATGCCTCTACCTTTTTGATAAGAAACAACACCAGCAGAAGTTGAAATATAACCAGTTTCAAGACACATCCACTTTTGATTGTGTATAATCTTTGCTGCTTTTGCTCCACCTTTTTTACCTTGATTACTTAATTGTTCTTTTGTAAGAGCAAATATAGCAACTCCATTCTTTTTATTTTTCGCAGCACTTTTTTTTCCTATTTCAATTCTTTTTTCATAGTCCATTCCACCAATACCAATACCATTTTCATAATTTATTTTTGATATTATACTTCTTTCTTCTTTTGTTATTCCACAAACTCCTCTCCTCAATTCTTTATTTTTATTTCCAGCAATTTTTCCACCTCTTATGAGACATTCTAAAGAAACTACACCACTATAATTTTCATTAAGACACCACTTATCAGTATTAAAAACTGGTTGTATTAATCTTTTTTCAACCTCTTGTGCTTCCAACCAACCTTCATCAGTATAATCAAAAACCTCCAATATCTGCTTCTTTGGTGTATAAAATTCCCAACACCATTTATTAGTTATTGGAGAACCCCAATACTCTTGATTATAATAATCTTCCTTCTTTACACCATAATAGTAATATGGAACTTCTTCAAAGGTAATTTTATACAAGTATATTCTTGGACTTTGTGAAGTCATAGTTCTACTCTATAGGTCGCAATATTATTTATACAAGAAAAGGAGCATTTCTGCTCCCTCTCTACCTATAATGCGACCTACAGGCATTATTATTTATCTACCTCAACTTGGACTTGATTGTTCTAATACACTCATTCCATTTATGACTGTTAGTTTCGTGTTCTTTTGGGAGAAATTCCTCAATCTTATCTACCAGAACATCAATAGAAGCATCAGCATCTAAATCACTATCAACAGTAAAAATGTCCTCCCACCATTCCCACAAGAGTTCTTTTAGAGTAGGTGGTTTATTCTTCTCTCCCCATTCTTTGATAATGTCAAGAGAATTCTTGAAGTTCTTATCATTATCTTCTTCATCAATCAATTTTTGAATTTCTTTCCACTTTTCTGTTTTTTGTGCCTCTCTAAATGCTTCCCTTAATGATTTCTCAATTTCTTCTGGTGTTTGAGGTTTCAACCAATCTAATGGGTCTTTATCGGGATTTTCCTCACACCATTTCACACTCTCCTTCACAACTCTTTCCACATCTTTATGAAGTCGTTCTCCCCGTTCTTGTGCGGTTTCTTTCACCTTCTCTTTTAATACTGATGCCGTTACTTCTTGTTGTTTCATATACAACTTTAACATACCTTTGAGTGAAATCTGTAGTTCCTCTACATTCTCACAATTATCAATATTTCTTGCTAATCTTTCATACTCAAACATCTTTGAGGGATTTGTGAGTATAATATCATCTGGATGTCCCATCATTTTTCTTATAAAACTTTATTTTGAGTTGAGTAATGAGTAAATCAATTTTATCTTCAATACGAGTAAGTCGTTCCTCAATCGTATCTATACGATACTCATCAATTGCTTCTTTTTTATTGAATACAGGCCAATCGTTGCCATAGTTCCTTGTAGTGAATTGAGTAGTTGTTCGTCAGTCATCGTTCTTCTAACTTCTCAATTCTTTGGTCAAGTTCATAAATCCCATCTTTCAGTCCATTTTCAACATCAATAAGTTTCTCAAAGAGTGCTTGAAGAGTAAGTTCGTTTGTATAAACCTCTTCCCATTTTGGATAGTTGTATTCAGTCATTTTGAGGTCTTCAATTTAAGTGGTGGTGGTGTCGTTGGTCGGTTTCTGTTCTCATATAATACTCCACCCAACCAAAAAACACCAGGAGCAACTTCTATTTCTTTTGAGTATAAGAATTTAAGTAGAGTTTTAATCATTTCAATCATCATTCAGTCCATTCACGAAGGTCTATAATCTCATACCAATCACAACCCCAATCCCGACCATTTACAGTATATCCGTTGGTTTTTCTGGGTTCTACTTGTGCCTTTGCTTCCTCATAGGTAGAGAAACACCCAACCCAATCACCAGTATCACCATCAGGGTAATAATTGTCTCCAGCAATCAGCAAATAAGGTTTATTCATTTTCACACCTATGATAATTTGGAATAAAGAAGTTAAAAAATCCTCCCAACCAACCGATTTGTTCTCCACATTTGGGACAGCAATATGATGGATGGTATTCAACATAATGATACACAGGTTGTTTCATAGTATCCACATTAAGTTTCTCTTCAATTCGGTAATCATAAACTTTCATTATTTCCGTGCCTCCATTTCTATGCGATACTCACACCATTCTGCGTGATTTTTTAGTTGTCCGTTGATTTGTGGGTCACTAATCTTACAATAAGAACAACGATAATAAGGATTACGACCACCAATAGGTTCGTTTGGGTAATCGTTATAATAATTTTCAGTCATCAGTATTCTCCACAGATAATTCCATAGTTCTCAAAATATCCTGAACTTTATTAGAAACATTCTCTCTTGCTTCTTTTGAATATCCACCAAGAACATTCTCAAATCTAGCAATAGAAAGAGTTCTCCTCAAAGTATCTGTGATTACCATTAGGTCAAGAGCATTCAAAGTTGGTCTAGTCATCACCATTCACACTCCACATTCACATAAAACCCAAGTTTGTCTTTGAGACATTCTACCATAAACTTACAAAAATCATAAGCAGTTGGAGAACACTCTTCAATCAAAATATGATAATGAATATCTCCATCCATATGATAAGATACATAAACATCCACAACATCCAAATCACCATAAGTTTCTCCACTAAATTTTTCTGTGGATTTCTTATGTTTTTGGAGAATTTCTTCTGATGCTTTTTTAATTTTTATGAAGTTGTTATAAACATCTTCACTATCAGATATCAAAGTCATTTCAGTCATCTCAAATACCTGTGTCAGCATCAATTGTGAAGTTTGGTTTGTCTGTGATGACTTCTACACTCATTTCATCCATAATCATGGAAATCAAATCCCTTACACTCTCCCTTGATTTTTGAGTATAATAACCACTCCAATTTGATACCTTTAGAGACTGGTTGATTGTGTCAATAATAACTGCTAATTCGTGTGCTGATAACTTCATTTTACTACAAAATCTCCAAGTTTAGGAATTTCACCACAATAAGAATTTACTTCTGTTGGACTTCCACCTTTGAAAGCAATACGACACTCCATAGATTTGTTATAAGTTTGCTTATACAAACTTTGTTTCTGAATACTAACATAAAACCCACCACATAGTAAAGAAAGAATAAGAGTAAATCCAAACACAATCCACAGAGTAATTAGTGCTTCATCATTTAGTTTCATTTGTCAGTCCTCATTAGTTGTTCCATTTATCGTGGGCATAAGTCAATCTCCAAGAATACCAGACCTTACACTTTCAACTCCAATATGATAACCAATATCATATGCTTTATCAGCAACTACAAGAGCAAACTTTACAGCAACCTCACGGAAGGAATTAGTGAGAGCACCAGTCATTACACCAGCACCAAGTTCAGTCATTCCAAATTGGGTTCCATCTCCCCAGAGTTCAATAAGTTTCTGTTCGGTCATTTTCATTCTCCTTTGAGTTGTCGGATTTCACTTTCAAGTTCATAAATGCGTTCATTCATTTGATGAAGAAGCATAATCAACGAACGACTACAAATGGTTTCTCCACTATCTTCTGAAATGTATGTTAGAGTATCACTATGCTCTCCATAAGAGAAATGTTCTTTTGCCCATTCTTTGGGATATTGAATGTCGTAAGACATTTTGGGAATGGTTTTCTCAAAGAGGGTCATTTCGGTTTTTGTGTGTATGAGAGTATCATACCAGAAAGGGCACCTGTTTTCAAGTGCCCTTGTCCCAGTTTGGGAAGTGTCCTTATTCTATTAGTTTTCTTTTAGAAGTGTTTATACCCCTTTTGTTTTGATATAACGTGAGTGGTCCAGAAGTTGTAATATACCCAGTTTCAAGGCACATCCATTTTTGAGAGTTTGTTTTTACTACTATTTTTTGCCTTTCTTCTTTTGTCATAGAAGCAAGACCATTACTATAACCTTTTTTTCCATCTTCAATCTTTTGTTCTTTACTTCTTGCATGTATGCCCACTTTCATTTTATATGACAATTCTCCACCAATTAACCCACCGTTTTTACCACACTTTTTACCAGTTTCTCTTAATACTTTAAGGGAAATTTTGCCACCACAATTTTCATTAAGACACCATTTATCAACATTATGGAATGGTTTTATTACTCTTTTTTCAACTTCTTGTGCTTCTATCCAACCTTCATCACTAAAATCAAATATTTCTAATATTTGCTTTTTTGGAGTATAAAGTTCCCAACACCACTTGTTTGTCTTTGGAGAACCCCAATATTCTTGATTGAAGTATTTTTCCTTCTTTATCCCATAGTAATAGTAAGGAACTTCTTCAAAGGTTATTTTATACAAGTATATTCTTGGACTTTGTGAAGTCATAGTTCTACTCTATAGGTCGCAATACTATTTATACAAGAAAAGGAGCATTTCTGCTCCCTCTCTACCTATAATGCGACCTATAGGTAATACTATTTATCATTCATCACCTCATTCCAAGCAATCTTAAACTTCTTATCCCAGTTGTTAGTATAAACTGGATAGAAAGCATTCAGTGCTGCTGTGATGTCAACAATCTGCCGAGCATCATTAGCATTTACTGCTTCTTGGAGTTGTTCCAGCATAAATCCAAAAGCAGTGATTTCACTAAATGCTTCTTCCAAAGAATTCATTACTTGCCAGGTTTTCGTAGTCATCAGTTTTCCTCCTCAAAATACTTCATTAGTTCTTCGATTATTGCTGGTGTCAATCCACTTTTACCCATACACAACCACCCAGCACAGTATGCGTCGGAATATTCCATCCAAGCAGAGCAGGCATCTTCTGGAGATACCTCATAACCTTCACGGGCAAAGGACTCTACAATCTTCTGAATATCATCAGCAAAGAGTTCTAGATGTTCATTCTGTTTTTTGTATTTGAGTTTTTTCATAATAATTTTCCTCAATCCAAAAGGT